CATCGGGTTGCTCCTGTGGAAAGTTTAAACACGCGAATTCTCCGTGGTACTTGCGTGCAGCGTCGTCGTACGCTAAAGCCGCGTCTCTAGCTGTTCGGTAACACCCTAAATACAAACGATCGTGGTTAGCCCTAATACGCGCTTCGTACGTGTCGGGGCCATGACGTACTACGCCCTTGTAGCCGCTCTTGTTAGGAATGTGGCGGCGGTTCCTGCTGTTGCCTTCTGCGCTGGCTAGGCGCAGATTCACTCGGCGATTATCAAGTCCGTTACCGTTTCGATGGTCAACTTTTATCGAGGGCTGGTCAAGGACGTTCATAAGCAACCTATGCAGACTGATAACTCTACCACGCGGATTACCGCCGGGGTTGGGAATCCAGGTCCGAACGTAAATCAGTTTTGTGTTCAGCGCGTGGCGGTCTATCATGGCGTACCATTTACAAGACGAGACCAGCGGGTAATCGTCGTCATCGACAAGAGCCACATAGCCTTGCGTTAATGGAATCTTCTTCACGGTCCGTTCCCCGCAGCGGCCTGAGTGTCGTTGGCCACCTTTAGCCGCGCCTCGGAAATCAGCACCATGATGTCGCCAGTGTGCGACCATGCGTCGTTGAGTGCATCCAGTACCGTACCGCCCAAGCCAAGGATGCAGAAGCTCTCAAACCAAATCTCAACCTCACGACCGCCCTCGTCTATTTTATCGGGGTCCGCCTTCTGGATGTAGATCGTCCCTGCTTTACCCCTGAACTGATTAATCGTCTTACTCACTGCCGCCTCCTGACGAAGCGTGGGCTGCATCCGGCGCACCTGCCAGCGGCGTCCCTAAACTGGGAGTAGACGTGCCCACCCCGTTGCTCGGTGATGATGGGCGTGCCGCAGGTTGAGCAGGCGGGACGAAAGGGTGGTAGCTAAGATGGCTGGTCAGTGTATGTATCTGCGACTTCTCCAAGTTACCACAGACAACGCCACCAATCTCGCGGGCGCATCTGCGCTTCTTCTTAGTCACTGTCACCGTCGGCTTGGACGGCTGGCGTGGGGTGGTGGTGAATACTCGCTGTAACGCCTCGTAGGCGTCTTTGTGGGCACTCAACGCAGCCTCTGCTTCCCTTAGCCAGCGCGTCTTCTCTTCCACGTCCTGCTCGGCTGCCGCGACCCGTGCCGCTGCCTCGTCCATCACCTGTCGCGTCTTACCCCTCAGTCGTGTCATTGGTTGTCTCCTTCGTCGTCTGTATCGCAATCTCATTCAACACCGTCTGTAACACATCGACTAGCGCCTGCGCCTGCTGTTCGTGTAACGGCAATAAGGTGCCCCCGCGTGGCAAGATTCCCTGTAGGTATTTGCGCCCATTGCTGCCGACGCTGTAAAGCACGTCAATCTGGTGCCCAGTTTTAACGTGGACTGACATCTGTTGCCTCCTGTCGTCGCCGTTGTCGCTGCTGGTCATGCAACCAGATTAAGAAGTCGCTCAACACCAGCGAGCGTGTCAGTTCTTCGTCCTCCAGCTTGCCATTGCGCTCATCAAGGTACTGCTTCATACGGTCGCGCAGCGTGGGCCAGTGGATTGCGATTGCTAGTTTCGTGCTCATCGTAACTTTCGTGTCGAGTGAATCCGTTTGCCGCTGACAGCGAATTCGGGATTGACCTTGCCCTGATATAACCTATGTCCACAGGTACCGTAGACGCATGGGCCAACTTGTCGCTGCTGAACCTTCTGCTTACAGATTGGACAGACACTGTTGTTCAATTCTTCAATGAATTGTTTAATACGACGGTCGTGGTCTTCTTCGGTTGCGACAGCAGTCTCTCGTGTAGGTAACTGTCTCTTCTGGCAAACCACCGTTGCACCGTCATCGTTGAAGCATGGCATGTGAGCAGCCCAGCCGACGCCGTCGCCAAGTAGCTGCTTATAGCCCACGCCAGCATCACACGTCTCATTCGTAATACCGTTGAAGTAGACACATTTGTTCATCGTGTTAGCGACACGACGCTGGAACTCTTTTTGTTCACGTTCGCTGCGCTCTGAATCCATCAGCACCCCCCCCCCCACCAGCCATACCGACACGCCAGTGACTACTCCGACAAAGTAGCCGACGATGACGAGAATCAGCGCCACGCACCCACCCACCGCAGCGGTGCTGGAGTGGGTGTCGGTCATTGCATCCCCGCCTTTCTCAAGTCCACCGCGCCACACTGACAAACATCCCCGCCATCAACGAACACGTGGCACCACGCGCCTGACTCACGCTGCTGGCACCGCAATCCAGCTATTCGATCAGCAGTCCACTGCTGGTCAGATTCTTGGCCGAGGTTCTTGTCCATATTCTGTTGGCCACACGGTAACCTTCCAGTGTCTTCACTTCGAGAATCTTGCCAAACTCCGTCCATCTCGCCTCACTCACCGCCACCGGGTGCGGGAACCCTTCGATTTCAGCAACTACCACCAGTCCCGCTTTCCACGCGCGTCGGATGTTGGACGGCCCAAACTTATCAGGCCAGCTTGGCACCCCCGGCGCTGAACTACGACGGTGGTCAAAGCTGTAGTCGGGCGTCGTAGGCGCAGTGTTATCAAAATCAGTTGGGTTCTGACGGTTGTTCCAGTTGAGTCGACTCATAGTCCAAACGCTCGATAAGATTGTCGAGTATCTACGCAGTTGCAGGTAGAGCAGTGTGGTGATGTTTCCAATCGCTCCAGCTCCTCCACGCACTTCTCTAACGCTTCAGCCAGTCGCTGTTCAGGACACTCAGTACCAAAGGTGTCGATAATCGCGTCATTCGCCAGCGTCTTGTACCGCGCCCGCTCAACTGCGTCCATCTCCCTGCTCCTTCCGCTGACCATGACACCCCTGACACTCCCCCGCCGGACTGATCCACTCGACGCGAATCCACTGCGGCGAGTTAATCCACGCTTTGATTGGCTGCTGGCAGGTGACGCAGAGCAGCAGCACGCTGACGATGTACAGGTCGTCGTTGGTTACTGCGTCGTCATCCATCACCACCCCCGTTACCCTGCCTCCCTGGTTAGTGCGGCCATTCGGTTACGTCTCCACTGTCTTGTTGGTCTAATTAGATCGCGACCTGTCCACCCGTCTGCTAGTCGTGCTCTAATTGTGTCTGGTCTAAGCCCTGCAATCTTTTCCCACTCTCCGACGCATTTGGTTTCCCCGTCAATTGTAATCATCCTGTTATCACGACGATTCCACATCTGCTGTTCAGGCGTGGCCCATCGAACGTTGCCGGGGTTCGTAATTACCGTCTTTATTGGGATACCGATCCAATGAATGCTCTTTCGACGGTCGCGGACCAACGTCCTCCAAGAAATTAAAGAACGATTGTAACCACCGATCGCAAACAGTTACCCCTCGCTCGCTGTAGTATTTCCGGTTAGCGGAATTCGGGTTACGAGAACGATAAATCATGTTTCGCCAGATAGCCCGTTCACCGCCGGAATCGTCGTAACGACCTCTCTTAGCAGTACTTCTACTTTCTCGTTTGTCGAGTCCACGCTTGACCATCCACCAAACCTCACTATGTAGTCGTTAAAGTTACATTTCTCAGCGATACAATCCAAGGTGAGTTTAATCAAGTTGGCAACATCGAACACTCGCGGCTTGCCGTTCCGGTAGTGGAAAGGAAAGTAGTAAGTCAAATGGATTTCAACCGATGACCCTTCACTAACCTTGAACCTCGGCACATGACCTTTCGATTCCGACTTCCACCGGTAGCATTCAGGCCGTAGAAACACCTCTTTTGTGGCCCACCGAATCTGGTAGAGACTGTTCACTGTGACCGGGAGTGACGGCAAGGTGAACCGCACTTCGTTCAATGTCTTCACCTCTGCCGTCATCTCCACTGTCCACGTCCCCCTCTACGCGGATGCTGCCGCTTCTCCTGAATCCACCGCTCGGAAGTTTCCCAGCTCGTTCTTAAAATCCCCAGTGCCGTGGTATTTACCGTCGCCACCTTTGGTCTTTATCTCCCGTCGTTTGATGTCGGCAACGAACTCCCTACCGATCAGCGACCCGAGGAACTCGTCGTTAACCCTCACGTTCGTTACATCCTCGCCCATCGCCTTGAGAAACTGCTTAGTCGGATAACGAGCCTCGTTCTGCCACCAGGGGGATTTGAATGCTTCGGGGAAGTCGCGACTGTTAAAGGTCAACACCAGCTCGGGGAACAGTACCTTTTTCGCGTACTTCCCTTCCCCGTCCACTCCCTCGGGACCGATCTGCGCCTCGACGACCAAACGCTTCACCATCCAGGTCTTGGTGTCTTTGTCCTCGGCGGTTCTCACACTGGCTTTCTTCACCGTAAAGTGAACTTTCGCCACCGGCTCCAGTACCCCTCCCTGCTGGTCGCTAAGGTCGCCGACCTCCACCTCGTCCGTTACATCAAACGGCACCTCGCTGTCGTCCACTGTTCCATAATCTAGTTCAGGCATGGTTGTATCCTCGCTTCTGTTGGTTGTTGGTTAAAGTATTGAAGCCCTCAACGGTGGCTTCAGTTAGAGCACCGGTGACTACGACGACGTGGCGGGCCGGGCGGTGGCTGCCGTTGGCGCTTTAGCGGCACCGTTGCGCGCGGTCGTCGTAAGAATGTCGTAAAAACTCTTGTTCGTAATGTCGATCTTCGGCGGCAAACCGTACTTGTTCTTTGCTTGGATGATCGTCTGCATCGCCGGTGTCTTCTGGCAGTAGGCCCAGTAGTTGAGGGTTTGGTTCCCCTGAGCATCTTTCGCCACCTTGTGCTCAAGGTAGATAACCGCACCCGGCAACCCGTCGATCGTGTTTCTAAAACTGCCGATAATCCGAGGCGCAATGTCGCTGTCCTTCACCGTTTTCTTCTCCATTGCCTCATCACTCTCACGCTGAATGTGGCACGTCATCACAACATTGAGTCGCAGCCTCGTGGCCATCGTCAGGAAGTCGGCCCGAATGAACTCATTGAGAAAGATTGATAACGCCTCAAACGCGGCAAACTTGTTCGCATCGTTCGCCGGGTTCGCCTTTATCTGCGCCCACTTCATCTGCATAAAGAAGGTTAGACCGTCGAGAGTGATGGTTTTAATCTTGCCCTCGGTCGCTAGCTGCTTAGCGTGCGCCAGTATCCCGTAGATTGACGACCGTTCGTCAGGCTTGTTGGTGCGACGAAATGCATCTTTCAGCTCACTGGACTGTTCACTGTTGAACTCTTCCACGTGTACCAGGTTCTTTGCTAGTTGAACGCTTCGTGCTCGTTGTAGCTTTAGAAACTCCAGCCCCACTGGATCGCAGGCGATGACATAGTTATCGGGAAAGGTCAGCGCAAGGTCGGTTTTACCCGCGTCCGGTGGTCCATTGACCAGAAGGATGTAGATCGGATCAGCTTTTAAGAATTCAGCGGCTGTTGGCATAGGTTCCTCTGTTGTCGGTTAAACTTCTACTTCCACCACCATCGGCGCATCGTATAGAACAACGTCATCGCAAGGTCCATCGTGCTCTCGGTCCAGCACACAACGACGGAGTTCGCTGGTCATCTGATTACAAACCCTCCGGTACTGAACTTCGATTAACTCTTCATCGGTCGGGTAACTCCACCCGGCACCGCAGATGGCCCGGTAGGAACAGAACCGGCAGGAGTTGGTGTTGATACGCCACACGCCAGTTTGACGACTACGTTCAATATCCGCTATCCAATCCCTTTCCGACTCCTGTTCTATCGCCAGCTGCCCCTCATTGCGATTAAACATCTGCCGCTCAAACGCGTACCAGAATCCGGCTGGCTCACCTTTATAGGCGTGTTGGCGAAACCGAAAACTCAGCGCGTTGACATAGAAACCGTCACACTCCCCGTACCGCTCCTTCACGAACTTTACGTACTGGGTGATTTGGCTATTCGGATTGAACTGCACCCAGTAGTCGGGGTTGAGATATTTCCCAGTGGTCTTGTGGTCGAACCCGTAGATCCCGCCGATGTCAAGGTTCTCCATTACAAGGTCAAGATGGACCACGTGCCCGTCGTCACGCGAGTCAGCCTTCTCGCAGGAGACGACCTTCCACTTTCGATCCTCATCAGCCCACCGACGTGCGTAGGCGGCAAGCGCCACCACACCGTTCTCTCTTGTCTTTGCTAAGTCGGTGGGGTCCAGTTGAACCGGATAGGTGGCGAGAAATGCGTCCTGGGCGGCTCGTAGGCTGTCGCCTAGATAAAGATGTCGTAACCCCTCGTGAATCGCTTCGCCGAATCTGAGGTGATGATCGGATGACTCGTCGCCCCGTTTCCGCAACCCGACCTCGTACTCGTAGAAGTAGCGCAGTGGACAGAGTTTGTAACTGTCCAATTGGCTATGTGAATAACTAGCGGCCATTGTTGCCTCGTGGTCCCGGCTTAGTATTTCGCTTTTCCATCTGCCTAACTTGCGCCAGACTGAATAGCGGACTGTTCCGGTAGTAGCCAACCGGTGAAATCAACATCGCTTTATAAACCTGCCGCACGCGCCAGTGGCTAATACCTAACCGCTTGGCTGCTCCCTTTATAGTTACTGTCGTCATGGGCTTTGCAATTTATGCTAGGTTGAGAATAATTGCAAGCGTCAAGTTGACCGATGGCGGTTGCATTAAATCCACCTCTCTACCCGTGGGTCAATCTTACAGCGGTTCGCCAGCAGACGTTCGTCGCCGACGATTCGTAGACCCTCTGGCGTGCGACATCTACTTACCGCGACGTAGCACATCGCTGGCTGGGAGAAGAAGAAGTTACGTAGGTCCAGCTGTACTCGATCCAGCGTCAACCCCTGGCTCTTGTGAACAGTGGAGGCCCACGCCAGTCGAAGGGGCAGGTATTCGACCGCCCCTATTACGTACTTTTCTGCCTGTTCGTCGAAGTGCGGCTGGCCCCAGGTGGGTTGAGCGGCGATTGACCCGCACTCGTCAGGGTCTACCGTGTGAACCTTTCGTGTGACCAGCCCGACATCGACCACGGCATCGTTTCTTGCCAGTCGAACTTGAATCGCCCTTGAATCCCTGCCAACGATCAACCCGCAATCGCCATTCGCGTAAGTAAACTCCTTTGTGTCGTTCGCCAGTACCATCACGTAGGCACCGATCTTTAACTCGATCTTCGGTGGGATATGTTGCCACTCGCCCGGTGGTCGTGCCACGTGCCAGCGGCGGGAGTTAACAGCGAACTTCTCCCCGCGTACACGTTGCAGCGCCTGCCAGTTGAAGCGGTCCACTTCGTCGTTCTTCGCCATGATGGTGGTGCCGGGAAAGTGCAGGTCGAGAGCAGATGAGAACTCGGTGGAGGTGGTACGTAGCAGTTCAGCGCCTTCTACTCCGCGCCCAGCCCGCAGGTGGTTAATTGCTGCCAGGAAGTCGCCGTCGCCTTGACGCCAGTTCTTCTCCAGTCGTTCGGTCCCGGTGTCGAACTCCGACCAGCACTCAGCCTCAAAGATCCATCGGGCCTTGATGGGTGGTAGTTGGCATAGGTCACCTACTAACACTAATCCGATCCCGTCAGGATTCTTCGACTTCGTTACCGACTTGCGCTGATTCGCCTCTTGGACCGCTTGGTAAAGAGTGTCGAGTTGTTCAGCGGGCATCATCGACACTTCGTCTACATAGAGGTTGCGTGCAGAGGTAGCGAGCTTCGCCAGTCGAGTGACCAGTCGTCCACTGACGAAGGCGTTGATCAGCGACTCGGTGTCGAAGTAGCGGAGAAGGGAGTTAATTGTCACGGTGCCGAGATTGACACCGGCGATGCCGGTTGTGGCGCATAGCACGCCCTCAGACGGATCGTTGCGGATTCGTTCGCGGACTTGGTAGGTCTTGCCGCAACCTGCCGCCCCAGTCAGAAAAGCACAACGTGGCGGTCGGCTTTCATTGTCGAAACTAAGGTCGATTTCGTCGGTGCCGTCCAGTGTCTCGTTGTTGGTGAATACATTTTCCATAATGAGTTTTTGCCATCTGGCAGTTCCAGCACAGAAGCGTGTAACCCTCCTTGGGCCATCCTTGCTGTTTTAGATCCAGCCAAGTTCTATTCGCTTTGTGGTATCGTTTTCGATGAGCGTTTCCACCGCCATTCAAGTGTTCTAAAGTCAGAAACATAAACTCAGATTCACCGCAGCAACTACAACGTCCACCGTACGCAGCCATCATCTCTCGCCTTAGTAACTGAGCGCGATTTTTCCGTCTATCTTGTTGTCCGATTCTGTCTTCCGTACGGCGATACCAGAGCTTTTTCTCGGCACTCAGCGTGGCCTTGTATTCTTTGTTATGCGCGTTCTGGCAGAGCTTGCAATAGTGCTGGTTTCTGTGAAAATCCCTTACGGGCTTCTCTTGTTTGCATCGTGAACACCTTCTCAGCATCTACCTAAAGTTTATCACATAACGCAAGGTTACGGTGAAGAACTTTACCCGCCACCACCACCAAACTCCGCCGCGATGATGTCGGCCATCGATTGAATTACCTTCCCGTCGCTCTCGTACCAAAGGTCAACAATCTGTTGAGCTGCCCGCCGTGCTCGCTCCTGCACATCGGCTGGAGTGCGGGTGTTCCAGTGCTGAACGGCCTCGTCTTTGGTGCGCCATCTGAAAGTCTTACAACAAAGCCCACTATCGTAGCCGCTGCATTCAACCCACCATTGATCATCCTGAAGCCCAAAGACGCTTACGTTATCACTGTGACCACAGAAAGGACACGGGATCGGTTCAGCCTCAGTCATAACTGCTCCTTTAGGGTATTAATGTCGCCTTCGATAGCTCTGACGTAGTTTAGTTCCGGCGCTTCTCCGCGTATGTTCCAACGAAGAGCAGCATTCTTCTTAGTTGCTTCCGGTGCGGTCATTGCGTAACAGTTGGAGCAGTAAACCTGCTCATTACCGTACTTCGTTTTCTGCTCGCCTTCGCCCCACGCGGCTTCACCGCCACAAAACGGACACACCTTCAACTCCACCCCCGCTCCTGCTGGTTGGGCCACGTCGTTGTCAATCATCGTGCCGGATTCTCCTTTGCGAACTCGACGGCTGCTTCAAACGTCTGAATCACACGCATGGGCTGCTTACGCTTGACTTCACGCTCGTATTCTTCTTTCAGTATGACGATCTCCGCAGGAGACACTGCGCGCAAAGTTGCTACGCTAGACTTTTTGGTTTCCTCGTTCCGTGTGTCTTCTCGGTCCATTACGATAGCTCGCGCTAACGTCGCACACGAATCTCTGGCCACGTCGAGTCGATGAAGTAGTTTGGGCATGAAATAAATGCCCTTGGACTCGCAGTTGTTCCGACGTTGATTACAGCCAAAACAGGCTAATACTTTTAGGTGCTTTCTTCGGCTTCTTAACGGGTGCTGTCGTGAATACAGGTGGTCAACGGTTGCCAGTGTGTTCAGTCGGGGATTGTCCACCCCAAGCGTAGTGAGACATCCGCACCAGAAGCAGTACGGATCTTTGTTGAATAACTGCCTGCGCGTAGATAAGCTAGACATCGGAAATCTTTATCGCACCTTTCTTGCGGTGCTTACCAAGGTCGCCATAGTCTTTCTAGGTTTTCAAACTTTTCGCAATCACCGTGTTGTAAGTGCGACTTTAGGCCAATCAGATCAAAGCCCTCCTCATTACAAAACGGACAGACATGACCTTCTCCGTCCTCTGCTCCACCTCCGGGAGTGACGGTGCTCGGCTGCGCGTCTCTGCTTGTCGTAAAGCCGGGGCGGTGCATCTCGTAGACGTGCTCTCCGTTGACACCACCGCAGATATGGCACTGTCGCCCCGCGCCAGCGTCTCGGCTGGCGGTTGCGCCTCGTAGGTCGGCTTCCAATGCAGCCCATGATTTCTTTTGACGGGCAATTTCATCAGGGTCGGTTGTCTCCCGTAGTTCTCGCAGTAGTTTGATGGCATTGGCGTAGTTTAGTTTAACGTCCGTTGGCCCAGTGGTCGCAAGCACGCACGCGCATGAGCATCGTGTCCTGCTTCCGTCTTTGTTCCAAACCAGCGCGCGACAGCGACCGTCACCGACACCGCCAGATAGGTCTAAGTGCCCGCACTCCACGCAGCGTTCGCTTGCGGTTGGTTGCTGGAGCAGGGCAGCACGAAACGTCATCGCCATGTTCTTACCAAACTCAACCACGCGTTCGCTGGTCTCACCTTTAAGTGAATCCTCAATCCACCGTGCGGCCCATTCGATAGTGTCGTTATGTAGCTCAGTCGTCATACCAGTCCTCCGGTGCCTGTTGGCCACAGTAGTTACAGTAGGTTCCGCGAAGTTCTCTCTCGTACCGATAGTCGTGATCCTCGCAGCAGCTAGGACACACGGCACGATCCGGCGGGTCGGGCGCAATGTCACATTGAACGCCGCAAACCCGACACGAATAATCAACTCGTCGCTCCTCCACCCGCGTCTCCGGTTCACTCATAATCTCCACCACCAGTCCGCATACAGGTTCATCAGCCGCCCCACTGGGGGAAGTAATAGAATCAGTCCTGCCAGCAATGCGATCAGAAGCGCGATGTCTTTCAGGGTAGAGGGTTGTTGTTCATTCATTTGTCGTTGCCTTTCCCGCTAACCTTGACGAGAACCCACGCGATGGCTGCCAACGTTAGAACACCAAATCCCATCCCGTAAAAGAACGCCGACCACCATAACAAGCTGTCACATTTAGCCATCACTCACTCGTTCCTTTCACTCCAACTCTAACCACGAAAACTCCCGCCGTACCCAAGCAAGGAAACGAACAAGCCGCATGGGCCAAATCAGAAATAGTAGCCGTGCGACTCTATCGTTCATCGTGCGCCCTTTCACCGCGCGGTCGTCGCTGCCGCGTCTGGATGGCAACGACGGGTTAGAGCAAGCGCGTCGATGCTTTTACGGAGCGCTCAAGGTTGTCACCATCAACCAGCATCGGCTCCGAGAACCCTGTCACGTACATCTCCGTCAGAATCCCTTTGTACTTGATTATGTATTACATCCCCTCTCCCTTCGGTTGGTTCCCCTGGCTGAGTTAGTCCGTCCCTTCCTTCAGTGGCGGTGTGCCGGGCCAGTAGACCATCGTTGCTAGTAGTGCTCTCCGACCAGTCCGATCTATCTAAGATGCCATTGTGTGCTAAGTGCGTCTTCGGCTTACTCGGCGGATATTCGTCCCAGTTCCAGTTGTGACCTGCCGCTTTTACCTTAACAGTGAGCGCATCAATATAAGCCGCCGTTTCGGGAAACCACATTCGGATCTCCGCTAACTCACCTGCGTCTGATTTAGTCTTTCGGCGAGCATACGCCCCACAAAGACACTCCCCGCTCATGTGTAGCACTTCGACAACCCAGTTATCAGGAAGATCGTAACGGGCTTTGTAGGCATGAACGTCAAACTTGCTCCAGTTTAGAATCGGGTTAACCCACAACTGCGCGCCTCTTCGTTGGATAGCATCCTTATAGCCTGCTCACCACTGGAAAATGTACTGCCGCCTAAAGGATCGAAGCGTTGCCCAATTCCAGACCGCGGTCAGGTGGAACAACCAACTGCTTAACGTCCGTTCCTGTCGTTTTGTGAGCTTTAGTTTTAGCTGGCACTGAATCAAGGCTGCTCCACTTCTCTTGTGCTGCTCATTGCTCATCTCCGAGTGCTGCACGAGCGTGTTCAACTGCACGTTCAAGGGACTCCCTGCCTCTGATCATGCCGGGAGTGGTTAGACTCAGCGCCATCGCCGCCGAAGCCCGCGCAAGCGCCTCCCGCAGCGCCTCTCGTTCTCTTAACAGGTCGGCGTGAGAGTTGACAGCTTCGACAATCAGCTTGCCGTCTGCGGGATTAGCGCCTTGGCAAGGCACCTCTGCGACGATCTGATAATCCGGTCCAACGATGAACTGGCCCTCGTTGGGCAACCATCGCCACGGTAACGGAGTTGTCTTCGGGCTATTCCTTTTCATCGCCTGCTCCCTTATCTGCCTACCCCATAGGCCATCGGTCCAATGTCGTTCCCCCGTCTCTACTGTCGCTGGTGCTGGTTGAGTGGTGGTCATGGTCTATCCCTTCAACGTAGATCGTAGTATCTGCTCCTTCTGCATCGGCGTTAGTCCGGCAGATTGGAACCTCCACCACATATCATCGAACTGTGATACGGGCGTGAAGTAGCCAATGTCAGTTTTAATGTCGCCCAAGCACATGAGAACAGCATCCTCAAGACGTATCCCGCGACTGCGAACGTAATGCACGCGATCGCCAAATTCCATTCGACCGATGCCCTGATTCGGCGTAAAACGTAAGGTTCCATCCTGCACCAAGTACCAAAGATGATCAGGCGCAAGGACCACGTATTCATCAGGAAACAACCATGCCGGGCCTCTTTCAGTCTGAATAATCACCAGAAACTGTCCGTATCGCGTCCATCCCTCCTTCGTGTCGGGAGCCCAATTAGCAAAGTAAGTCTCGCCGGGGCGCAGTGTTGCGTGAGCGCCTTCCACGGCCTGCACGCTACCGACAAAAGTCACGTACGCGCCACTCTCGTCAATCACTTGAGTTTCTAGCGGATCGTATCGAAGCACCTCACGCGCATTGTGGCTATGAACCGTCCACTCCAAGGCGATCGCCTCTGGTGTTAGACGGTTACTACCAGAAGATACGTACCGATTTACAACCTTGCGCGGACGGCGACTTTCATGGGGCTTCGATAACAGCCTCCCGGTCTTTCTGACCTTGCACGGCTCTCCCGACGAAGCGCCGCAGATGTAGCAGTAAGAGGCGAGCGCGGACTCATCAGACGAAGGAAGTACCAGCACATCGCTACGGCGATTAAAGTCGGTGGCTTGCTGTTGTTCACTCATCCCCTGCGCCTCACGTTCAGTAGTGGTCATCAGCAGTCTCCTTCGTAGTCATCCAGCGCCTCATACTGCTTCTCGGTCATCTTGATAACCCTAACGGAGATTGGTTCTCCAGGATGAACAGTGAGACATGACCGCACCATTTCAGTACCACTCTCCATACCCCAGCAGTAGACATCGTTACCGTATTCGTGTTCGATAACCACGACGAGATACTTTCTATTGTTCGCCATTAGCAATCATCGTCCTCGTAATCATCAGCAACCAGCGCGTTGTCGTCGCTGAACGAATCCTCGTATAAGTCTTCCTCATCCACTCCCAGCGCATGGCCACACTGTGTACAAGCACCATTATCGATGTCTGTCTCGGTAATCGACGCCTGACACTCAGCGCAATAGTCACGGTCCTCCTGACGTTCGCGCAGGCGTTCCAGGATGGCGTCGGTGTTGGGGGTGGTGGTCATTGGCCTAGCCTTCCATTCAATTTCTCGATTAGCCGCAGTATTGACTGGCAAACGTTTAATATGTCGTCGTAATCGCCACCACGAGCAGCGGCAATCTCCATCTCAACCATGAGGACACTATCGGCGATTGCTTTGTAGTCTGATGTTAGTGAGCCTTCTTCGTCGTACTCAGTATCTCCCATCACTCCATCCTCCCACCAACCAGCCGTTGAATTTCCCGCAAATCCTCCACCTGCACATCCAGTGCCTCCTGCCGCCCGTGCCGCACCCCGACCAGATACCAATAGTAATCGTTCTCATACTCGCCTCTGATACCTTCTGGAGCACGTCGCCACTCGTCGTCGAATGGGCCGACCAGCGCTTCCTTTAACGGTTTCAACCCGGCATGCTCAAGCGGCACCTGGACCAGCGGCGCGTCCTGTCGGCTGAAGGTGTGGCAACAGCAGTCGGGGAGGGAGCATTCGCCTGTTGCAGGGTTCGCGGTCTGATGTTCAGCGAGAGTGGTCATCGCTATGTTCCTTCGTTGTGTTCAACCACAGTGCTTGCACGTCTCTGGTTCTTCCTGCCACGCAGCTAGCTCAGCCTGTAGTTCAGCTTGGATTTCCGTAGGTTGCTTAACCTCACCCGCTGCGTTCTTATTAAACGGATTCAGCGTCTGCCAGAACTTTCGCTGCCGTTTTAACGTGCGCCCACAGCCTCCAGTACACTTGACCGACTTGCTGCCGTGGATTGCCACTTCTCGAAAGTTAATAGTTGTGCTCATCATCCATCACTCCTTTGCTGCCGGGGGTTGGGGCCGCGCCCGTCCCGGCGTCTCTTTCCAAACTGTTGCTTCTTTGTGTTTTGTGGCTTCGGCCTGCGCCTCTTTTAGCGTCTGAAACCATACCTGCCTAATACAGCCGTTACGAGCGTACCAGTCACAGCGATAGCGGAGCTTAATCCTCTTCATCGTTTACTCTTTGGTGTACAGGAGCCAGAGTGCTTTTTGGAGTTGACGACACGCAAAATACGCACTACTGCCTTGCCGTCATATTTTCTTAACTCGGCAAGGGCCATCGCAAATCCAGTTGAAGCCATTCGCAGCGCTAGGACTTCGTGGTTCATTACCCATCCTCCATCTCAAACGTTAGGTGCGTGCTGGCCGTCGCGTAAACCCGCCCCACTGGTCTATGTGTCCGTCAGCGGGTTGCTGTACCTTCGACTGGTCGTACTCCTCGTACTCCGACCACCCGCACTCACAGCCCCACGGCCCATACAGCATTGCCAGTCCGTTGTGAACGCTGTCGCGCCAACATTGCTTGCTGCAGCGTGGGCAGTCCATCGTTTCAGTGTCGTCCATCCTCTCCATCCTCCGTCTCAAGGGCAGGGGTGCGGGTTAGCCCGTCGCTTGTACCGCTTCTTCCTGCGTCGCCCTCAGATTTTGTAGCCACTGACGCAGCCGTGCATTCTCTTTCTCAATCCAGCCAATCCTTACTTCGTTAGCTCTAATTGCACCGATAGCGGCATCTTCTGCCGTGTCGAACACTCGGGTTGCGGGCACTGCTCCATTAAGCGACCGTACAAAGTACCAATCGTCATCGTCAGGAAAGATGCGAGGTATTAACCTGACCAGCTCTTCGGTTGGCCCAAACCGCGTCTCAATACCAATTATCCACTTGCGCTCAAGTTTGTTATTACTCATCGTCCCGTCCTCCGTTCTCAAGGTGAGTGCAGTCTAGCATCGCACTTTACAACTGTCAAGCACTTTCTGCTTGATTTTACAGAATTAAATTGCTACAGTGCGGAACCGATGTCAACCGAGCTTCTAACCATCGCACAGGCAGCGGATTATCTGGGCCTTCATCGTCAGACGCTTTACCTTCGCATCTGGAAGGGCGAGCTTCAGCCTGTGCGCCTGCTGGGTAAGATGGGCATCCCGCTGGCAGTCCTTGAGGCGGAAAAGAAGCAGCGCGATCAGCAGCAAAAGACTAAGACCAACGGCAGTAAATAGCACGCGCCACACATGGCAAAATCCCCTAAATCCGGCAAGGGTAAGGCTGGTGATTCGCCGCCTGCCACTGAGGAGACCTCGCAAGCCAAGTCTTTCTCACCGCACCTCTGGGCACGTAACAACTACATCAGAAAGCATCGCAATACACTGTTCGGGCGGGGACGGTTTCTAGAGTATTCAGGCGGGATCTTCAGTGAAGTGCCACAGTATAAAGTGCGGCGGGAAGTGGCGGAGATAGGCGAGAAAGTTACCGGGTTTGAAGTTACGTCCCACGCTGTCAGCAGTGTAGTAGACCTGATTCGAGATGCGCGGTCAGAGCTTGATGCTAAGTTTGACTCCCGTCATGACGTGCTGTTGTTTCGCAATTGCGTGCTGGATCTGAACACGTTTGAACCCAAGCCGCACTCAGCCGAGTATCGTGCAACCAGCAAGTTGCCATTCGACTACACGCCGGAGAAGGTGTCAGACGCCTGGACACAATGGGGTCAGCACATTCAGCCGGACGTGTTGGCGTTCCTTGAGGAGTTCGGCGGGCTGTGCCTGACTACTGAAATGAAGCACGAACTAACCCTGTGGCTAGTTGGTATGCCTGGATGCGGCAAGGGTACGTTTATCGAAGCACTACGTGCGGCGCTTGGCACACAGCGATGGACAACGCTCTCAGCTAAGGACGTAGCCGGACGCTTTGGGCTAGTCAGCCTCGCTGGTAAAACCCTCGCCATCTCCGCCGAAGCCCCGCCGATCCGCTATGGACGCTATACCGACATCGTAAATACCATCATCAGCGGCGAGCCAATCAAAGTCGAGGAAAAGGGTCAGCCAGCGTATGACCTAATCCCGCGTTGCAAGCTCGTTTGGGCCATGAATAACCTGCCGATAGTCAACGAGGCAAACAACGGTATCTTTCGTCGTGCGTGTGTCGTCCGCATGGAACCAGTGGAGAGCGAGGATCTCACCCTAAAACCCGCTATCGCTGCCGACGGGCAAGCGTTGGTCAATGTGTTTGTCGCTGGGTTGAGGCGGCTACGAGAGCGCGGTAAGTTCGACATTCCACCCTCTGTTCGTGCTGCCACTTCCGACTTTCAACGCGACAGCGATCATGTCCTTCTGTTCGTTGAGGACTCAGTAGTCAAAATGACCGACCATCGAGAAAAATCCATCGAAGTATTCACTGCTTACAAGCAATGGTGCGACCAGCATGGCATCCGTAACATCCTCAATTCAGTTACACTTAGACCACAGATGGAGCGACTGGGATTTCGTTATGTTCGCTCTAACGGCTCGTGGTACGAAGGTTTCAACCTCGTTTAATTTTGGACAGGTTGGACAGATCGTGGACAGCGGGTTTTGGCTATCTGTCCGCGTAGAATGCCGATGTTTATTACCTTATATTCACTTTGGACAGGTTGGACAGGGTTGATACTACTCGTCTCTATACGCGCGTGTGTGCGCATGAAGGGCGCGAGTTGAAAAGGGGTGTACATCTGTCCAAATTGTCTAACTATCTTTAGCCTTAATGGATTATAGTGGACAGATCTCCTGTCCATATCTGTCCAAAAGGAGGCGACCATAAAAGTGATTCACGCATCGGAATTGACCTATCAGCCCTATCAACCTGTTAATAGTCAAGGGGTTACGTTCAGGTTCGACCCGTCAAATCTCACTGTCGGCATGTTCGACAAGCATGGCAACTGGTTTTATGAAATCGACCTGGAACGTGCTCGTAATTCCGCTGAACTGCTCGACTGGATTTTGCAGGTTGCGCTCAAGCGAGTGCCGCAGTTCTCTCCGGCGGTTGTAGGTGATTTGATCTGCGCACTGGAAGACACCGCTTACGAAGTCTTTGGAACCAATCTTCAAGGGATATATTGTCCGCATGGACACGACCGTACGGTTGACTGGCGTGCTTCACAGCCAAACAACCCACAGGCTTACCATCGGCTGTCCAGGCAACAGCGAGAGGCATTGCAAGCATGGATTACAACTACCTTTGCTCCAGGTACCCGTGCCCATCCTCTGACGAGCTACACGTGGAAACATCGTTTTGAAGGTAGTGAGTCAGGGTTCTACTTGACCAATGGCGCGTTCAAAGGCGCGATGCTGGCAGCGGGATATCAGCCGACGAAGCAGACCGCCAAAGACATTAACTGGCGGTTCAGGGTGAAGTTGATCAGGCAGTTGACTGAGAAAGAGTGCAACGCCGTCTAACTACCACCTCAACCACCTCGACGGTGGAGCTGGCGACTTCTCCGGCTGCTGTCTGATGTCGCTGGTGATGATCGCTGCTAACCGGCGTCGAGTGTCCTCATCCACCGGCCAGTGCATGTGCTGGGTGGTGCCGTAGCGAGTCTCGGTAATATCATCGATAGTCATCGCCAGGGGCCGCTGCGTTGGCGTAGCTCCTTTGGCGGATACGGCGTCGTCGATGGTGAGTCTGATAGGCTCAGCGATAGTTTGGTCTGAGTTCGTAGTTGAGCACAATCGGGTCATGGGTGCGATCTCCTGTACGAAAAGGGCGAAGGTGGTAAGTCTCAGCAATCTGCCCGACAAACGTAGCAATGCAATCGAGGTCATTGGCCGCCAGTTTGGCAACCTGGATGAAGTTTGAGTCCATGTCGCCGCCAAGATCTAAACTGTAAGTCCAGCCCTTTGTTACTGGCGCGTAAAACTGGAAGCAGACACGCGGCGGATAGTTTTCCAGCGTAGTTTCGCCTTTGTAGCATGGATGAGCGAACAGGAACTCCAACGTTGATTTGCGCAGCGAGTCAAATTGCTTTTCCAGTTCCTTGGCTATCGCCTCCCAGTCCACCTTTCCACGCACTTCCAGTTTCAATTTATCAAGACAATTGCGACAGGTAACTTCAGCGCGATTTAGCGTCAGGGTCAGATGCTTCGTACGCCATCCGAGGCACAGCGGCTTTGAAAGCGACGCCTGCATATGGACAACGCGTCGCTTAGTAGGCTGTTGTTGTGTTGCGTCCATCATCCCCGTCCTCCCTCGTCCGGGTGGGTGGTGGTCGCAATACGCAACGTCTCAAGCATCGTCAGCGATACCAGTGACCGCACTTGCTGTTGACTGAAGTCAAACAACTCGCTGATCGTCGGATTCTGCACGACGGCGTTGTTCACTTTGAGCCATAAAGCCCCGAACTCATCCGTCCCTTGTCGTTGTGACTCGTAGAACTTATCGCGTTGTTCTGATTCAAGCCATTGTCGTCGATTCACTTCATCACTCCTTTCCCTGCCCGGTGGCGGCTGCGAGGGCGGCACGAGCGTCGTTCTTTGCCTTGTCCCAGATGGGTCTGAATGCGGTTATCGACAAATGGAACTCTTCAGTCTCGCGCTGCTCCTGAATCTCCATTGCGTTAAGCGTGTCAGTGAGCGCAGCCACTAGCTTCATCACTGCGTTGTGGTCCGCGACAATCTGCGCTGCATGCTCCCTACCCGTGCAAACGACGACCGCCGCATAGTGCGTCCGTCCAGTGTCACCTTCGGGAATGTCGATACACACAGGCTTCTTGCCACTTGCTGCGAAATGGTCACGATACATGATGTCGTTGACCATTGCCGACGATAGCGACCACTCCCCGCCCGTCTCCGGCGCGGGTTGCGTGGGCGCTGCGACAACAAACCGCTGCCCACATTCCTCGCAGTAGTGACCACCGTCCTTGGTGTCAACGTTGGTTACAATTGTGTGATTACATTCAGTCATAATATATCCCTCAATCCATCTTGCAATAAAAGCAGTTACCCGCTTCAGTTGAACCGCAGTCCGGGCAACGGTCCTCGTCATCGGTTGTGGTGGTCGCAGTAGTCACTTCACGTTCGTCGTTCATCGTGTTGGTCCTTTCGGTAGTTGTTGATTGTATGTCCATCCTTCACGCTCCTGTTCGTTGCTGGGTGGTTGCTGTGGCAGTCATTGCTGCGCCAGAATCGCCCTGTACGGCGTTTTCACCTTCCGGCAAGCCATTTTCCTTGCCCCGCAACCTCTCAAACGTCTCAGCCGCCGCATTCCAATCATCCTCATCCCACTGGTTTCTCCCCGCCCGCCGCATCGACCGATTCCCGGCGTCACGCCCAGCGGCCATTGCGAGGGGGTAGGTCATCGTTACTTTAGCCATTGTCTGATTTATCCTTTAGCGCCTCGTTAATCCGGTCCAAAACTTCCTGCCACGCAGTGCGCTCGATGCCGTTGACGTGATCCTGAATAATGGTCTGAGCTTGACGTAGGGCAATGTCGCGCCTATCGAACGAGTTCACCGCATGGATGATTAAATCCAGATCCGCTTCAGCGTTTGGATTTCCGGCTAGTACCGCAGCAATATGTATCCAGTTCCGCCCATTCGGATCGCCGTCACGATCTGCGTAAATCGGATACTTCCATGCAGGCGAGACATTCCGATGCCACGGTCTTGGTGTCGCTTCCACCACTGGCCACTGCTTACCCTCCACGCGCGGCGCAATCGTCTCCAGTAGCTCATCGATTACCTTGTAACCAGTTCTCTCCGTTGCCATTATCGTTCTCCTTTCGGTAAGTCCAGGAACTCGCTTAGCCACAATCGCGGGCGTTGTTCCACCGGGTCATACCCGATCAGCTGCTTAACGTGATGGGCCAGTTCCAGTGTTGCCGTCGCAAGTTCCTGATTGAGCGCTAGCAACTCGTAGAGCGCCTGCTGCTGACTCTCCTTATCACCACGTTGTATCGCGTTGTAAATCTCTCGTGCAGTCATCTCACCTCCAGTCCAGCGTCTTGCCGGATTTCACTAGCCGTACACTGATGGTCGGTACCAGCGGCGTATTCAACTTCCGTCTGGCAGCGCATGGTGCGGGCAATAGCTGCGGTAACGCGCTCGTTCTCAGCCGGTACTCGCGTGCTGTCAGCCTTGCCTGCCAAGTAGCTGCCCAATGCTGCCATCAGCAGCAAATGCGATCCAAATTGTTTCTCCGTGTGGTTGTCGTCATCATCGTAACCTCCGTCGTTCAAAGGGTGAGTGCGTCACCAGCGATTCCTATCGTCGCGCAGTACGCCCTTCGGTGTTTCAGTCAACCCGCCGTACCGCATGAATCGCTGAACTAGTTCATCCATCAGTACGGCCTCCCAGGTCATGCTTTCGAGTTCAGCCCAGACCCGTGCGACTACTTCGTCAACCAGCTCGCCGTCTGACAGTCCTTGTGCCTTGTACGTGTACTCGCTCATGACAACACCTCCAGCACAATCTCGTTCATCTTCGCCAGCTCGCGATAGAACGGTGAACCATAGTTGCGAATCTCGCCGTTGATGCGATAGATAGGTCGGTAGTAGCAGGTTCCTTTAGCGACGCGCGTCACCACCATCTCCTGTGCCGTTTCCCGAGCCGGAAGCTCCTTTGTACTGAGCGAACGAGAAGGCTGGACTTTTCCATGTCGCGTGCAGGAAGCGGAAACCTTTGGTGATTGTGGGCGTGCCGGGTGTCATCGTCGTTTGCTCCTCGTTGCTAAGATGGAGGCATCCTATCTGATAATTTGACAGTTGTCAACTACTATTTTGCCTCTTGACAAATTATTTTCACAGGTGTAGGATGTCGCACATGGGCGAGATACTGACAGTCACAGAAGCAGCGGACATCAAAGGCGTATCACGGCAGGCGATTTACACGGCCATTGAAACCGGCAAGCTCAAGACGACAACCACGAAGGTTACAGTCGTCGGTATCCGGCGCTCAGAGCTTGACAAGTTTCAGCCAAACCCGCGTAGTGTGAAGAACGCTGGCAGACCACGCAAGCACGGAGATAAGCGGCAATGAGTTGCGTGGTTGTGGTACACTGACATGAGTGAACGTAAGACAACTTGCGCCAGACCGAACTGTCTCAATCCAGCAGTGAATCCGCTCACTAAGCGCTATTGCAGAGAACACCACGCCGAGTACATGCGCAACTGGCGCAAGACTCATTCACTAACGCCGGAACAGCGCTATAAAGACAATATCAGGAGCTATGCAGGCGTGTATAAACGCCGTGGACTACTCGAACCGGAGCCGTGTAAGACATGCGGTATAACGGAAGGCGTGCAGATGCACCATCCTGATTACAATAGCCCTCTACTGATTGTCTGGATGTGTCGTCCCTGTCATCTCGCGCATCACCGGGATTCGTGTAACGTTCCGTCTGAGGCGCGAGTAGAGGTAGTACCATGACCACCTGCTACATCTACGGCTTACGCGCCAAGGACTCAACTACCTACTTCTATGTCGGCAGCACCAAGCGCAACCTCGACTGGCGGCTGGGTAAGCATAAAAATCACGTCACCAGCGGCCTGCATCGTAATCCTGAGTTCACCCGCGTCGTCCAGGAAATCGGCATCGACAACCTCGTCATTGAACTGCTCGAAGAATGCGCCCAGGACCAGCGGTTTCAACGAGAATCATACTGGATAAACAAGCTGCCGGATCTCGTTAACGTGGTTCGCAACCCTGATGGCGAGAGACGGGAATCCGGCGTTGCAACAGTGTTGATCGACTGGTCGGATGAGGACGACACGGTAGTTCGAGCCAAAACGAATCTCTCTACCAACATTCGACCTGCGGAGCGATTCTGCTGGAATGAGCAACGCTCACAAGCGGCGGTACTACTTGCTTCTGGCGCTACTCGTGATGAAGCCGCCGAGCAAGTGCAAGTACACCGACAGACGATCTTCAACTGGCTGCACCACCCGGACTTCGCGGCGGAGATAGACCGGCTGTCGCTGATGATTGGAATAGCGTCTCGTGCTGAGCGGTTGCGGCTCGCTATGCGGGTAATTAAGACCAAGATGAAAGACGGCGTACTTCAGAGTGACAAAGATGCGCTAGAATGGCTGAAGTTCGCGCAGTCTGAAACCGATGGCGTCAAACTTGACCTTGGAAAACTCGCTGCCTCCTTCGCTCCGGCTGAAGCACCTGTGGCCGGTAGCGGATCGTCTACAGGAGATCCAGAGCCAACAGCAACAGACCGCATTAACTAGAACCGCGCCGACTACCGACACCGAACTCAAACACTACCTGCTCACCACCCTCGGCATCACCATCCCCGACACTCCTGTCTGCCCCAACCACTGCACGCCGTTTCGCGCCTTTGCCGACGCCTACTTCGCGCGTCACAATGTCACCGTCTGGGAAGGCTCACGCGGGTTTGCGGGCAAGTCGTACCTACTCGCGCTGCTGGGCCACATTGAAGCCGACACGCTTGGCGCAGAGGTGACAATCCTCGGCGGTTCAGGCGAGCAGTCAACGCGCGTTATCGAATACCTGCAAAAGTGGTCGGGAGGTGAGGAGAACATTCAGCGACGGACTCGCTACCGGTCGGGAGGGTTAGTCACCGCGCTGATGGCCTCGTCGAAATCCGCCCGTGGTCCACATCCACAACGCATGCGACTGGATGAGGTCGACGAGATGGAGCTGGCCATCCTCGACGCCGCGATGGGTCAACCAATGGGTACGGCGAAGGTGGCGAAACAGACGGTGATGTCATCTACCCACCACTACGCTGCTGGCACCTTCACCGAGATTAAGAAGCGTGCAGCTGAGAAAGGCTGGCCGGTGCAGGAGTGGTGCTACCGGGAGACGAGCGTGCAGCCGGATGGCTGGCTCACACAGGAAGAGATTGAGTCCAAGCGCGGTGAGGTTACCGCATCTATGTGGGCGGCTGAGTACGACTTGCAGGAGCCGTCGCCAGAGGGACGTGCAATTCTTCCTGAAGCTGTCGATGCGTGCTTCCGTGACGAGTTCAATGGCCTGCTCACCCCGCAGCAGCTTGCTGGTCCTATGGGTTACGAGCTAATCATCGAGGAGCCTGTAGCGGGTGCGGTCTATGCCACCGGCGGCGACTGGGCCAAGAAGCGCGACCACACGGTGATTGACACCTTCCGTACCGACGTACGACCAATGCGTCGTGTTGCATGGTCCCGCTACCAGCGCATGTCGTGGCCGATGATGATTGCCAAGTTCGACGCGCGGGTGGCGAAGTATCCCGGTCCAGCGTGTCATGACGCCACCGGACTGGGCGACGTGGTTGACGACTATCAGGAAGCTGATGCACGGGGGGTGGTGCTGGCGGGGCAGACGCGCGCGGACGTGTTCACCAAGTACATTGCCGCGATTGAGGATCGAGCCATCGTCAGCGCCAAGATTCGCTACTGCGAGTCTGAGCACCGCTACTGCACCAACGAGGATTTGATGGGCGGGACCAAGGGCCATCCACCGGATTCGTTTGTCGCTGGGGCGATGGCTTATCGCGCTTCATCAACCAAAGACATGCAATTCTTCTAACCACCAGTTACAACGTGTGATAACATGCGGCGCTGATGGAGGAGATGGGATGGATAAACCAGACAACGACGAGAAGGACATAATTACGGTCAACCCTCTGCGGTTTGAACCACGAGAGCTGGATCTGACTTTCCTGCGTGAGCTACCGGAAATCAACATTGCTGCCATTACCGCAATCCCTAAAGAGGTTCTTGATCGTGGTCGTCGGGAGTAGTTGATGTCACTCGCCACCCGTATCCTCGACCGTCTCGGCCTGCAACTGAAAGCCGCCACTCCCGCGCCTGACTACGGCAACAGCTACTCTCAGTACGGCTACCCTGAACCTCTGCGCTATTCCTACTGGAACCGCCGCCGCGCTACGTCAATCGACTACGCCGCTGAAGTCGGCAATCTCGATACTTCATCGCTGGTGATGGCCGTGGTGAATCTCACCTCCACCCAGCTCCCTGAAGCCCAACCCGTCGTCCAGCAACCCGGTGAGAACAACGGCTACGAAACCATCTGGGGCCATGAGGCTTGCGACCTCATCCGCCGCCCCAACCCCTTCACCACCTGGGCAGAGGACTGTGCGGTGCTCAGCCTCGGCCTCTGGGTAGACGGCAACTTCCACTGGTACAAGCAGCGGGATAACAGCGGGAAGGTGATTGCGCTGTGGTATCTGCCGTGGTTCCTCGTCAAGGAACGCTGGCCAGGGGATGGAGGGAGTCCAGCGGTGCCGTCTGACGCGAAGAATGACTATCTCTCCCACTACCAGTACTCCATCCCCGGCAAAGCCCCGGTCCTCTACCCGCAACGCGACATCATCCACCTCAAACGCGGCAAAGACCCGAACAATCCCCGTCGCGGCATCGGTGCATTTGGCCCGGTGATCAGTGAGGTCTACGGCGATAACAAGGCGGCGCTGTTTACCGCCACCATCCTGCGCAACATGGGCATCGTGGTGCCGATGCTCAGTCCTAAAGGCGAGGGCGTGTCACTCAACGAGACGCAGGCACTGGCGCTCAAGGAGAAGTGGGTGCAGCAGACCACCGGTGACAACATCGGCGTGCCGATTGTTTCCGCACTCCCCATCGAAGCAATCAAGTTCGCGTGGTCGCCGGAGGAACTCGACCTGAAGGAACTGCGCAAGGTGCCGGAGTCGCGCATTGCAGCAGTGACGGGGATACCAGCGGCCATGCTGCAATTCCTTGTTGGGTTAGAGAACGGGACGAGTTACGCCGCCTATCGCGAAGCCCGCCAGCAGTGCTACGAGTCTGTCATCGTGCCGATGCAGACGGCGCTGGCTGAGCAGTTGACGTGGCAGTTGTTGCCGGAGTTTGAGATGCCACAGGGTGCGAGGTTAATCTTCGACACCTCCACCGTGCGGGTGCTGCAGGAAGATCGCGACAAGCTCTACGAACGCACTACTCGCGCGCTCTCGTCCGGCGGCATCACCATCAATCAGTTTCTGACATCCCTCGGCAAACCGACGATGGAGGGGCTGGACATCCACTTCGTACCGTCACTAGCCACACCGATGACCACCGAGCGGCTGATTGAGAAGGCTGCTGAGGAGCCACAGGAGCCTGTTGCCCCACCACCAATCAACCCGGCGTCACTGGCAAAGTTCGCTGAGTTGGAGCGCTGGTTTGAGGGGCTGGAGCGGGAGATGAAGGGATTCGTCAATGAGAATCGCAACGCTTGATCTGACCCCTGAACTATTTGTCGAGTTCTGCAAATTCTGCAAAGATGGACCACCGCGTTTCATTGTTGTCAAAGAGAATCCGCTGCCAGATGATGCGAAGATTATCGGCTGTCACACCAACACCAACCATTGGCCTATGACGCTAAAGCTGGTGGTTGAGTCAGCCTCGTTTGCCGACGTACCTGAAGGCGAGAAGATACCGGAGCTACCACTGGTCGGATTTGAGATGGTCTATGATAATCCTTACGACTATTGCAAGGGCGGTTGCGGCATTAGTTTCAACGAGTTTCCGGACATGCGCCATACGGTTGACGACTGTCCGGGCCCTGAGTGCTCATGCTACGAGGTTACTGGCGGGCACCAGATGGGTTGCTACTTCTACGGCAGGACAGCAAATTGAGCCTCCAACGCAAACTACTGGATCTCAAACTACAAGCAGCCCTCGCCGTCCGTCACGCGCAAGGCTGGCAACGTCTCATCGACCTCTACGGCGAAGATCGCGCCACCGCCTTCTACCAGCACCTCGGCCTGAACCACCTGCCTGCCAAGTCAGTCGAGTGGGAGGGGCTGCAACTCAGTCGGGAGCCGAAGCCGCACGAAGCACTTCAGGTAAAAGCCATCGCCGCAGCACAGGACTCGGCAAAGGAGCGGTTGACGAACCTGCTGCTGGTTATACGCAACTCGCTCACCGACGATGCGCTGGCTAAGCTCGCCCGACTCTCAGCAGCGAACTACCACAAGCTGATTGTCACTGTCAGCGCCAGTGACTACGATCACCTGCACGACGCCGTCACCACCACCTTCAACGATGGACGCCTGCTGATTGCTGCGCAGCGTGGTATCAAAGCTGCCGACGATGACGACTTCGATGACGACCTGGACCAGCTGACCTCCATTACCACCAGCCGTCTTGCCAACGACGTACAGGCCCGTATCACCGGTGCGGCCTCGCGCTACGCCCTACTGGGCCAATCCGGCGCAACACTCATCACCTCTGTCACCAGCGACGTACACAGCGCATCAACCGCCTACGTGGATCGCATTGCCACTGGGCTGGCGAACAGGACCATCAGCTTTGGCAGGAGCGTGGAGGCGGCGAGGTATGAGTGGCAGCGGGTGGAGTATAGTGCGTTATTAGACCAGAACGTTTGCGATAGCTGCGCATCGTTCGACGGAGACACGGCTACAGATGAATCGGAACTTGAGCCGGTGCCTTCACCGTCGTGCAGCGGAGGGGACTGGTGCCGCTGCTTTCATGTGTTTGTAAGTGATTAGCAATTGCCTCACTGAATGTTGTAGTCCATTGGTCTGACATTATCAATAATTCAGGAAACCGTAATACAGTGTAACCCAACGCTTCCGCTTTGGCTGTCTTCCTCGCATCTCGCTCCTTAGACCAAGGTCGTGAGTGCCAGTAGGTTCCGTCGGCTTCGATCAGCAAGTTCAGGGATGGCACGTAGAAGTCAAAGTGATGCGCGCCTTTCACCGGAAACTGAGTCTCAAAGTTAACTTGATAATCTTCGAGTGCGATACGGACACGCTTCTCAATACGGCTTTCGGTCCACGAACTGAGGTAACACCGCTTCGAGCAGTATCTCCGTGTCGTATTGTGGCGAGCGTTGAACCTCTTACTGCAATGGGCGCAGTTTATCCAAATGTGATGAGCAAGCCGACAGGTATTCGAGCACGACTCTGCGGGTCTTCGGCGGGCATCACTGGGATCAAGAGCGAATGACTTGTGGCAGTGTTTACAGATGCGATAGGCTTGCCGACTTAAGTTACTTGCCGCCTGCGCATCGTTGTGGCATTTTAACGAGCAGAATTGAGGCTCGCGTGCCTTACGCCAAATCGCGCGAAACTTAATTCCGCAAAATCTACAAGTGTAGGGTTCTCGCTTTGGATTGGTCTTCAGGAATACAACTCGACAGTCCTTGCAGCGCAACGCGGCAATGCGCTTCATATTGAAGAAACGGATCTTCCCGCAGTCTCGACAGGCATGAGCGTAAAGAACCTTGCGCTTGCTGGGTGAGTAATGCCAGATTGCGGTAGAAAGTTCAGGCACTTTGATCTACGTGCAGGACTGACCCTTCGGCTTCACCACCAGCGTCACCCCGTCCTCACCTTCGTTCTCGTATCCGATTTCATGGGTTGCTTCGTTCACACGCACTCGCACGGTGCAGTCCGACGCTGGGGTCAGCACTGCATCCGCCGGGATAGTATGCGGCAGGCAGCTGGGCGACGGTGGAAAGTGCAGCGGGCCGTAGTCGGCGCTGGTGATGAAGATGGTGGGCATAGGTTGGGTGCTCCTTTCAGCGTTGTCGCTGCAAGTCTTCCCGCAGCTTGTTAATCTGCAATCGCCTGCTGCAACTATCAACGTTGCTACATAGTGACATGGCGACGATTATTACGATCACCGCGTAGATAATGTCGTCGCGCATCGCTGGCCTGTTACCGTTGTCGTCACTCACTTGCGACTCTCCAGTTCTGCGACCCGGCGCTGGACGTCGTGAAGCTGACTGCGCTGAATCCACGAGTCGGCCTCAAGATACGCAAACAGGAAAAGACCGACATAGATAACCCACAGCAGCAAATATCGCGTGTCGTCATCCCGCTCACTCATTGCTCAGACTCCACGCGCTGTTGTAGCTTACGTACTAACGCCTCCAGTTCCTGATAGCGACAGGCCAAGACGTAGATTGCCATGTGCGTCGGCTCACTGTAATCCCGCAATTTGTTAATGTACTCCCACATGGACTTGCTGGGCTTACCGGAAAAGATGCGTTCTTTTACCTTCTCAGCCATCCCGTCCCTCGCTTTCAGTCTGCGGTGGGTGCCGCTCGATCGCGCTGATTACGCCTGCCAAGCCCATAATAGTAACCACTGCCTGAAAAGCCCAAAAGTATTGTTGCGCGCCGACACTGCGGGCAAGTTCCACCAAACCGACTACGGCTCCGGTCATCAGCAGAATGATTAAGGCACCGATACAACCAACAGTCTTAGTCTTGTCACTCACCCCCGTCGCCCCTCCGTCTCAACTCTGCGGCCTGCCCTTGCGCTGCGAACTGGTTGCCTTGCGCTTCTTCGGCGCTGCTTTCTTCCACGATTTACCCTTTGCCATCTGCTGTCCACCTTTCGTCTGAGAAGTACTCAGGTTCCACGCCCGTGCGCAGGTAGCGGTTTAGCAATGAGAACCTGTCAGGCCAGTTGCCACCCTCGATTATCAGCCACGTTGGGTATTGAGCCTGAATTACATCACCAAGTGCCTTCGTCGCCGCTGTAGCCGCCTCGCACGATGCGCTCAGTGTCTGTAACGAGTGAAAGAGATAGATGCTCATCGTCGTCCCTCCGTCTTGCTGCGGGTGCCGTTGGTGCTATGCGCCTGCATCAGCCACATTAATACCTTCGCCAACGTGCGACCATCAGGCTCCAGTCCGTGCTCCAGCCGCATTAACGTCGCTGCCCCAATGCCAATGTCCTTACCTACCTCGCGCAATGTCAACTCACTCATAATGCGGTAACGTCGGATTACGTCGCCAAGTTTCATGAAAGCGATTATAGTTGACACGCGAAACAAAAGTCAAGTAGAATCTGCGACAGTCGAAAGGAGACATGCACCAATGAACGCCAACGCTGAGTTGTTCTACAGATTACGCAAGCCCCTGTGGCGCAGGCTGATTGACAGGTGGTTGTGATGACGAAAGTTATTGTTTACCACCGTGGTTATGGTTGCGATACTGGATGCTGTGGCCATGAGATTGAGATGGGCGGGCGGACGGAATTTGTCTTTGATCATCCCGATATGCAGGCCGAAAGCAAGAAGGCGTTTGCCGAGCGTATCGTCCGAGAGCAATTAGGCCCAGAACATGTCGCCGATTTGGATTGGGATAACTGCACTATCGTGGACGATAACAACTAGTAATGATCGCCTCCCTCTACCACGACGACGGCAACACCCTGACCCGCCTCGCCAACGCGGTGATTGACGAGCGGCATCATGCCACCTTCGAGGCTGACACCGACTGGACCGTCACGCACTACGGCGTCTGTGAGCGGGTGGGTGGTCCATCGATGTTGTCGCCACTACCGAGGCCAACGACGGTTGACGAGGGTAACTCCCTGACGCTGGACCTGAAGAACGTCAGCTTTGAGTTTCTTGATATAGAATGGCCGGATGTGGTTGGTACGGAGAACTAATGGACTGGTCCTTCTTCCACCGCGTCATCATGCTCACCGCCAACAGCAACGAGTACGCGCTGGGTGCAGCTGAGTGCGAGCGTGTCGGGCTAGTGGTGCAACCATACCACGCGGTGCGGGAAATCGGCCCGCATCAGTCGTTCAGCCACAGCGAGCGGAACATTCTGTTGGAGTTTCTGTACTCCACCGACGAGGTACTGTTGCATCTGGAGGATGATGTTGTATTCCGCAACTTGGACCATCTACCTGCTGCGTTGAGCGAGTTACCCGCCGACTGGGACATCCTGTACCTCGGCGCGAATCTTGTTTGCTGGAATGATGGTGAGCCACAGCTGGAACGATTTAGTGACCACCTGTGGCGAGTACGTGCAGCGTGGACCACGCATGCGGTTGCTTATCATAAGAAGTGCGTAGAGTTCATTCTTGGTAAGCAACCCTCGCTGAATGAGCGTATGTTTGACAACGCATTGAGCGACCTATTACCGGAGTTGCAGGCGTTTATAGTTGCACCAATGGTTGCATATCAAAGACCTCGGTATTCGATGATATGGGGACGTGTTGATGACTACACCAAAGTTTTTGAACTTAGTGATACCAAGCTCATCGGGTAGCGCTGTTCTGTATCGGCTGACTTCGCCATCGGGTGCTGTTTATATAGGTCAGACACGAAACCTTAAGGGACGTATGGCAAACTACCGTTCGATAGCAAGGGGAAAGGGCGGCAGTCACGGCAGACACCAACGGCTGTTAGCGCGTTCTTTATTGCGATACGGATTTGATGCTCACAGACTCGACTTGCTTCACACAATGGCCCCTAACGTACCTCAGGAGATGCTTGACAGGTACGAGATATACGTTATTCAAATGCACAAGAACATGGCGAGCGTGCCACGTATGATGAATTGTTCGCGTGGTGGTCGTGGCACAGTGCCGCACGCTGTGGTACGTGCCTTATCGCGCCCTGATGTGCAGGGTGAAAAACACCCGCTAGCCAAGTTGACAGAGTCTAATGTCCGGTCTATTCGTGCTACATATAGGCGCGGCTCATCCGAGTATGGTTTTAAGGGGCTGGCGCGTAAACACGGCGTCAGCGTCCGATTGATTTGTAACGTAGTAAAAGGGGAGGCTTGGACTCACGTTAAGTAAATCGCCGATATTTGAGGCGAGTGAGGCGAGGTTAAGATGAACGGCATCAAGTTTACCAATGAGCATGATTATCTGCGCGCCATTGAGATTGAAGCAGAACTAATCCGTGAGAGCGGATACAAGTTGCTGCTACAGCGCACCTATACGACCTATCCTGCTGATGAACTGGTGGAGGCAATCACCGCGCAACTGGATAAGGAAGGTGTCAACTACGAGGTGCGGCAGTGAGCCAAGTCCAACTCGTCACCTTCGCAGATGAGAGTATGAGCCGGGCGCGGGAGCTGTGTGTGCTGAGCGCTCGCCATCACGGCGTAGATAAGGTTCATGAATACCAGCCGTCAGGCGTAGCGAGTGCGTTCATCGGCCACGAGGCTATTTGGAACAACCCCAAAGGCTGCGGGCTATGGGCGTGGAAGCCTATGATTATCAACGCGCAGTTGGGTTACTCAGTTGACGGCGTTAATACTCAGTTGGGTCACTTAACTGACGGCGATATCCTCATCTACGCCGACGCAGGCGTCGAGTTCATCGCCCCTGTCAGCCACATCACCACCCGCATGGACCATGACGTCTGGCTATTCGGCAACAACTGGGAACACGCGCATTGGTGCAAGCGGGATGCGGTGGAGGCTGTCTATGGTGAGAGTTGGCTGCACAATGAGCTACGAGAGGCGTTCACCGGGGACTACAACGAGGAACTGGTCTGGGAGCGCTTTGGCAAACAAGTCCAAGCCAGCGTCATCTTCTTCCGCGTGTCGGATTGGTCCCGTGCCTTCGTTGCTGAATGGCTGAAGTGGTGCCTGCATGATGGTGGGCGACTCATCGATGACTCCCCATCACGCCTGCCCAACCACCCTGAGTTTCAGGAACACCGCCACGATCAGGCGATCCTGACGACGATGGCGTACAGGGAAGGATGCCGCTTGCACTACTGGCCAGCGGTGTATAATCGTGGCGGCACGCCGGAGTTCATCTACGGGAAGCTGTCGGAGTATGCGGCTGACGATTACCCGGTGTTGTTTCACCATCATCGACGACGCGATCACGAGTGGAAGCAATGATCGAACCCATCACCCACACCCGCTGGCAAGAGGCGCAGGTTGCTGAAGCGGCGGTTGCTACTTACACCGAGGCGAATGCCTATCGCGCAACTCGGCTGACGTTCGACTATCTCAACATGGTATTTGACCAGTATGGTAAGACCATCACTGAAGTCGGCTGCGGGCCGTATCCAGCGACCTCGTTCGTTACCGATGTCCAACCCGTCCTCGTTGAGCCACTATGGTTCGCTGAGCTTGAAAAGCTGGTTGGCGTGATCTGGCTGAGGGAACCCTTTGAAGATGCCGACATGATCAGGTCCGACGAGTGCTGGCTATTCAACTGTCTCCAGCACGTCCGCGACCCGGAGCGCGTGGTTGCTAGGGCGAAGGAAGTCGCGCCTGTGGTGCGCTTCTTTGAACCCGTGAACTACCCGACTTGCGTGTATCATCCTCACACGTTTACTGAGGACGACTTTGTTCGCTGGTTCGGTGGAGTAGTGCGCCGCTACACCGACCGCCTACCGGGTTTCTTTGATGCGGATTGCTGTTATGGGACGTGGAGGCGGGATGCTTGACTTCCTGAACAGGTACGCGCGCAATCTCTTCTATTCTCAAAACGGTGAGGAAGGGGTACTGATTCAGTGTGTACGACGGTTTGTTGACGCAGGCGTGCTGGCTAATGAAGGCGCGGGCCATGCGGTTGAGATAGGAGGAAATGATGGGAAGTACTGCTCTAACATTGCATTGCTGATTGATTCATACTGGTCTGGCTTATACGTCGAAGCCAACTACAGCCTCTACCAGCAATGCAGGACCAACTGGGCCAACAACCCGCGTGTGAGGGCGCAGTGCTGCTGCGTGGACGGCCACAACATCAACGCGTTTGTTGACGAACGGTGCGACGTACTGTCCCTTGACACTGACGGCGGCGACTATGACATCTTCTGCGGCATGCAAGCGCAGCCTAAAATCGTCATCGTCGAGATTGACTCCTCCATCGAACCACCCAGCGAGTACATCAACCCCGATGGCGGTGTCGGTTACTGGGCCATGACGACGGCGGCACTGGAGCGGGGCTACTTTGTCGTTTGTCACACTGGCAACTTGGTCCTCTGTCGCCAAGAGTACGAACCACTGTTTCCTGAGTGTGCGGCACATCCACTGTTGGAGTGGCAACAGTATTTCAATCGAGGCTGGCTACCACCACCAGCGGATACAATGTGATGACAGACTCCAAATATCACATGCATTGTGCGGCGTACTTTGCCGGCGTTATCCAACGCCACGTCTATTTCGGCTATTTGCGTGAGGCTGAATTCTGGACAAAGATCTGTATCTACCATTTGGCACTCGCCTTTTATCGTCTCAGCTTTGAACACAGGGAGTGTGAGCGTTATCGATGAGCAACATCGTCACCTGCAACACCATCGGGCGCTACGGTCGCTGGGCCAACATGTTGTACCAAGTCTGCGGCGTCATCGGCATCGCACGGCGCAACAACTTCGACTTCGCTTTCCCGCTGCTGGTTAACTGGGACCATAAGGAGCGCTTCGGTAGTACTGAGGACTGTGACGTGTACAAGCACTTCATTAATCCACTGCTGCTCTACGATGGGCCAGCGCTGCCGGACCATCCAGTCGAGTGGGGCTACCACGAAGTAAACCTGACCCACAGTGTCAGTCTGTCGGGGCATTTCCAGAGCGAGCGTTACTTCTCCCACGCCATTGACGAGTGTCGCTGGTATTTGCGGATGAAGGGTGATTATCAGCGTAACGACTATTGCGCCATCCACGTGCGCCGGGGTGATTACGATGACCGCTACCATCCGCGCGTGCCGGAGTCCTACTATCGCGAAGCTATGCGTCACGTCGCTGGTCCATACCTTGTGTTCAGCGATGACATTGACGAGTGCAAGCGGATGTTCGGCGACGAAGTGGAGTACAGCGAGGGACGTGATTACCTTGATGACTTCAAGCTGATGAAGTCCTGCACCCGATTCATCATCGGCAACAGCAGTTACAGTGCCATTGCCGCCGTGCTGAGCGATGCGCCCGACAAGCAAGTGGTTGCACCACGTCCGTGGTTTGGGCCAGCTTATGCGCAGATCACTGGTGAGGACGTCTATGGGCCGACATGGAGGATAATCGACTGGCAATGAACGCGCTGCAACCGCTACCTCGTCACGCTTACCTCGCCCTGCTCCAGTTAATCCGGGACAACGAGCTGGACGAGTCGCTATTAGCCTGCCACATGACACGACAACAAGCTAGTGGGCGTGGTCGGCACCCCGACACCGGCGGTTTCCTCGGTGGACGCGCCTTCAACATCAGCTACAACCTCATGCTCTGCGAGTGGTGCGGGAACCTTGAACCGCGCACTCACTGCCCTGCCAAGATGCGGGAACTCGCCGCCAAATGGCTGCACGGATAGCCGTCAGCGTAAAACTTTGTTGCAATTCCCGCACAGTGGTGTGCTAAAGTGTGCTCGACATGAGCGACCAACCGCAAACGCTGTGGGGCTTTCCAGTGGTAGTCACGGACGCTATGCCCAAAGGAACTATTGTTTTCGGTCCTATGCCGACTGGTTCGATTTAGCGTTGTACGGCTCATGGGAAGTATATCTCGACGCCAAGCGCAAGGAGTTTGGCGTCATCACTGGAATAGAAACCGACGACAACCAATGAGCCAGCAATCCCCTGAGCAGTCACCGCCCACTCCTGCGCCGCTGAATTCGCAGACCGTCCCGTTAGTCAAACCGCAGCGACAGGGCAACCCGACTGTCAGCAGGGAGATTGACCGCATTGCCCGTCAGCTTGATGGGTTGAGCAAGAGTCTTAAACGGCTGAAAGCAGCCACGTGAGCTTGAACTAAACGACCGCGAGTCAAGTCCGGCGAATGATGACCGGAACCGCCCGCCCTGATTCTCAACTGAGAGTCGCGGCGGGCTTTTCGTTTGGGAGCGCCGCCAATGAACATTGAGCGCAAATTTATCGACCTGAAAGACCTGACGGTCAAGGACGAGGGGCCGGGGCGAATCTCCGGCTATCGTGCGGTGTTCAGTGAAATTGACGAAGGTGGCGACTTAATTGTGCCGGGATTCTTCAAGGATTCGCTGGCTGAGTATCTCACCGCTGGATTCACCGCTCACTCCCACGACTGGGATTATGACAAGCTGGTTGGCTATCCAGTCGAGGCGAAGGAAGACGACCACGGGTTGTTTGTTGAGTCGGAGTTTCACTCCACTCCTGACGCGCAGGCCGTCCGTACCAAGTCATTGGAGCGCGCCAAGGCTGGTAAACGCGTCGGCTTCTCTTTTGGCTATTCCATCAGCGACAAGTCCTATATCGAAGCAAAAGACTACAAGGACCAGTTGCCGCTCTACGTCAAAGCCGACCGCCTGCAAGCCAACCTGCTCAAAGCGCAGAAGTTCGACCGCATCCGCATCCTGAAGCAGGGCGAGATTATGGAAGACTCCATTGTCACTGCTCCGATGAACCGGATGGCGATGGCCACAGGCGTGAAGTCGGTTGATGGGGCCAAAGGCATGCTCGCTGAAGAGATGGCCCAGACGACGCCTTCGACGTGGGAGGTGGAGTCAGCCCTGCGTCGTGTAGTTCGCAAGATTGCCGAGACTGCCAAAGACTCCGGCACCACCGGCGTGGTCATCGACTGGAAGGCGAAGGTAACTGAGGCGTTTAACGAGTACCCGCCGACGATGATTCCACTGGTGACGGCGCAGATTGAAGAATTTTTGAACAGTTCTGACGACGAATTTTATCTCAAAGGCAGCACGGTAGCCGACTCCTTTGAGTCCTTCGATGCTGTGGTATCCGCAGTTGAGAAGCATACGCACAACATGCAGCGCAACCATGAGAACCGGGTCAAGGAGGGCCGGATTCTCTCTGCTTCAAATCGCGCGAAGGTGGTGGCCGCAAGAGACGCGTTAGACGAACTCCTTGCTGCTTCTGAGCCACCGCCGAAAGAGAAGGAGGTTGATACGGGTGCGCTAAGGACTCAATCACTGCGCCTGAGAAGCGAGATCGCCCTGCTTCTGGCGCAGGTAGACAAACAAGGAGCAGCAAATGGCTGAAAAAGAGAAGACCGCCAAGGAACGGCTCAGAGCGCTGGCGGATGAAGAGAAAGCGTTCTGGGAGAAGCAGGGTGATGAGAAACCTACCGCTGAACAGCAGAAGGAACTTGACACCCGCTGGAAGTCCATCGAAGACCTGAAGGCCGAAGTTGACGAGGAAACCAAGACTGAGGATCGCGGCAAGCGTCTGAAGGCTATTGACGACTTCCTTAAACAACCGGGCCATCGACCTGACTTTCCCGGCGGCGGCAACGGCTACAGCGGCGTGCAGCCGGAGTTGAAGTCCACCGGTGAGCTGATTTTCAGCGCCCCGGAGTTCAAGTCGTGGCGCGAACAAATTGCCCCTGAAGGCAAGGAGATGAATGCGTCGGTGCGGTTTGGGCGTTCACCGACTATCGCGCTGAAGGACGTGGGACTGGGCGATCTCTCGTTCAAAGACACGCTAGTGATGACCGTGCCGGGGTCGGCAGGAGGCTCGCTGGTGCGACGCGACTACGGCCCGTGGCCGATTGACCTGCCGTTGCGCCAACCATCCATCCGCGACGTGATTACCATCCTGCAAACAGGGTCGAATCTCATCGAGTATGTCCGGGTCAACGCGCTGAATCGCGCGGCGGCAATCGTCCCTGAGGCAACTTCGCTCACCGACGACAACGCGCTCAAACCGAAAGCCAGCATGGCGCTGGAGGTGATACAGACGGCAGTGAAGACCATCGCCGTCATCATGAACGCGACGCGCACAATCCTCTCCGACTTCCCGCAACTCCAGTCAATGATGACCGAGTTTACGCGTAAGGACATCGACCTTGAACTGGAAGAGGAGATTATCGCCGGTCCGGGTGGCGCGAACCACTTTACCGGGCTGGAGAACACGCCCAACCTGACGCCGCAGCCGTTTGTTGCCGACTCCGAGGACACCACTGGTGGGATGTTGACCACGACGCGCAAAGCCCGCACCGCCGCGCTTATTGTAGGTCGCGCTCGCTCTACCGGCTTCCTGCTCAACCCGTATGATTGGGAAACCATTGACCTAGCGCGTGGAGCGCAGGGCCAATTCTACTTCGGTGGCCCAATGCAGATGGGCACAAAGATGCTCTGGGGTCTGCCGGTGATCGAGTCTGAGGTCATCCCGCAGGGCACCGGCTACACCGGCGACTTGAAACAGTTGGTCGTCTGGGACCGCCAGGACCCGACGGTCTACATCACCGACTCAAACCGTGACCACTTCGAACGCAATATCATCGACATTCTCTATGAGGGTCGCTGGGCGTTCGGAGTGTTGCGACCGCCCGCAGTGGTGAAGATCGACCTGCACGCTGGGGCGAATAGCTAGTTGACACCTTTCGCGGCGCACAACGTTCGCGATTGAAAGCGGCGGCTCTCCTTGCCGGAATTGCCTTTCTTCGGGGAAGCCGCCGCACCAAGCATAGACGATGAAGATAGTCGGCTACTTTCACCTTTTCTTTCCCGAGCATTGCGCTGGTTCGGAGACGACAGTCCATGCGGCGCTGGCTGCGATGGTGCGGCGTGGCCATCAGGTACAGGTGATTTGTGACCGCAGTGTTGTTGCACCGTACACCGACAGTGGTATTGAGGTGGTACGGCCTCCGCGCCGCAATCAACAGAACTGGCTACGTAGCTTTGTGGCTGACGCCGACCTGCTCGTCACGCACCTTGACCTAACCAGCCTGGCTATGCAACTGGCACTTAACACACACAAACCCCTCGTCCACTTCGTCCACAATGGCGCGCAGTTAGAGTTCTGGCGCGTGATCCCGCTGAAGGCTCAGCTGGTCGTCTTCAACTCCCAGTGGATTGCCGACCTTGAAAAGGACTGGACCTATCGCAATCCTGATGAGTTAACCCTATGGCCGGGGCCGTCAATCGTGGTCCATCCAGTCGTTGAGCCGCATCGCTACACCTGCGAGCGTGGGGGTGGGGTGACGCTGGTCAACCCGACTACTACGAAAGGGTCAGCGGTGTTCTACGAGTTGGCTCAGCGCTTCCCTAACTTGCAATTCATCACCGCGCAAGGCGGCTACAACCATCAGGACTGCTGTCCCAGCCGTGACTCGCATCGGGTGACCGTGCCAGTCGAACGCCGCCATCATCCGTTTTACGACGACAAAGGTGATGAGCAGAACTGCTATGGGCTGCCCAACGTCACGCACTTGCGTCGTGACCCTGATATCCGCAACGTCTTTCGCCGCACGCGTGTGCTGTTGATGCCGTCGGATTATGAGTCGTATGGACGGGTGGGTGTAGAAGCCGCGTGCGCAGGCATCCCCACCATCGCGCACCCGACTGAGGGGCTGCGTGAAGCATTCGGCAACGCAGCAATCTTCTGTGACCGTAATGATGTGGATGCGTGGGAGAAGGAAGTTGATCGGCTCTACACCGATGACGTTTACTACCAGCAGCGGGCAGGCGCGGCGCTGGCGCTGGCTGAGTCGCTGCAACCGGAGGTTGAGTTCGACCGGCTGGAAGCGGCGCTAATCGCCACCGCTGACAAGTGGCACATGGACCATGAGGCAAAGGACATGAACATCTGGATTAGTGATCGGGTTATCTGGAAGATGAAAGATGGCAGCTACAGGGCTGAGCTGGAGCGCGGGCGTATTCCGCCCGGTGCGGCATTCCAGTTCGCCGGAGTTGGCACAAAGGTGCCGATGGACCTCGCCATCGAACAGGGCTGGATAGGCGAGCAGTCGCGTATCGTCGAAGTCGGCAAGATGGTTGATGGACCAGCGGAGAACAAGGCGCTGACCGGCCCGAAGGAGAACAAAAGCGGCAAAGCAAGGGCCGCATAACCAATGGTCTATTGCACTCCAGCGGAAGTCATCGAAGCGGGCACGCAGATTTCAGCGTCCGGCCCAGTGGCCGCGACCACCGACTACCTGACGAAGCTGATTGAGCGGGCGAGCAGATTCTTTGATTTAGCAGTCGGCGTACCACCGCAGTTCTTTGAACCAGCCGGAGCGACGACTACGCCACGCACCTTCTACGGCGACGGCACCAACTTCCTGCGGCTGGATGCATATGTCGCTGGGACGCTAGTGGCGGCCATCACCGTACCCGACGGCTACACAGCCCCGACCTTCATCGAGCGTGATGGCTATCTGGTGCTGACGACTAGCGACAACTCGCTACTGCACCAGTGGCCTCCGTTTCCGTCATGGTGGCGGATTGGTGCAGGGTGGTGGGCGGGGGTGCCGATTACAGTCATGGCGAAGTGGGGATATGCGGCAACACCGGCGGATGTGAAGCTTGCCGTCATCGAGTTGACCATCAACCTGCTGCGGGAGACTGACCCGGCGTCGGTGAAGTTGATTAACACCGAGGGACTGGTCCTCCGAGAGAAACTGCCGCCACGAGTCTGGGCCATCGTAGAACTCTATCGACGAAGGGAGGCAGTGCTGGTCTGATGCCATTCCGACTACGAGCAGAGGTACTGGGCGAGGAAGTCTTTAACCGTGCGTTCAACCGCATCGACTCCCTCAGCGACCTGCGCCCGCTTTGGCCCGAAGTCATCCGCGAGTTTTACCTGATTGAAGCAGAGCAGTTTGAGAGTGAGGGTGCGGCAGGTGCGTCCGGCAAGTGGGCGGCACTCAGCGACGTGTATGCGAGGTATAAACAGAGAGTGCGGCCTGATAAGCCTATTTTGCGGTTTGACGACGATTTGGTTCAGTCGCTGACCGACCCTGAAGCTGTCGGTGCAATCCTGCGGCCTGAAGCTGACGGGCTGACTATCGGGACGAGCGTACCATACGCCACTGCTCATCAGCGTGGCACGCGACGGATGCCTGCCCGCCCGCCGATCTCCCTTGCCGAGACGCAAAAGCGCAGGCTGCAGAAGTCGATTCAGGCGGGGCTAGTGAGGTTTGTGCGTGAAGCCGGGTTCAATGTCGAGGAGCGTGCAGCATGAGTGACGAGCAATCCAACTGGACGCCGTTTAGTGACGAGTTGAATGATGCGATACGCTCGGCGGGTGATAGCGTTGGCGACTTGGCGCTGGCTATTGACGTGTTTCAACGAGCATTGGAGGAAGCCGAGTGACATGGGTGCCATCACCATCAGGCGGCACCCTCATGGAGGAGGTGGTCATTGACAGCATCTTTGCCTTCGTCACTCGTGACTTCAAGGAAGCGCTTGACTACTTTTACCCCGATGACAACTACCCCGATTTCGCCGAACGAACCCTGGGCCGACGACGCGGTAACGAGTTTCCCCTGCTGGTGCTCAACCCGCGTAGCAACTTAACTGAGCAGGATGCAGATGATTCGCGAGTGTTTCAGCCGCTGAGGATTGAAAGTCACCTTGGGGTGATTGGACCAGACGCTGACACGGTGAGTCGAACGATTATGCGTTACACGAAGACCTATGACGCGGTGTTAAGGGCAGCAGCTGAATTCAGCGTCATCAAGCGCGACTACTTTGCCGGAGTCGATCCAGCACGTATCATCAGCCCGCGCATCAAGATTGACCATGCCTATGGGCCGATTGGCTCAGAGGGTGGAGTATTTTTCAAGGCATCATTCGTCGAATTGACCATCAGCTTCGAACAACGATAGGAGGACACGCAATTGGCTGGAACACCTGACAACTTTGACAACACTAAGGTTCTTATTGGTCCGGGTAGAGCCTATGCGGACTTGACCCCTCCCGGCATTGGGGGGAGGTTAATCCTCCATACCGATGGAACGCCGGACTCGGCCCAGAACCCTGACGCTAAACATCTCGGCTATACGCGGGAGGGCACGGAGGTCACGGTGCGCCCGGAGGTGACACGATTCTTCGGTGATGAGTCTCCGTATCCGTTGATTAGCCGGGTGCAGCAGGAGGTGGTGGCAATCGCGGGTGAGATTCTACAGGTCGCAGACTTCGACTTGCTGGAAATTCTGATGCCGACTGCCACGCGCTCGACCATCCCCGGCATCGACGGGATTCATTTTGGCGGCTCCGGTGTGCTGAACTACACCTCAGTGGCAATCATCGCGCCGCTGGAGGAAGACCCGACACGGTTCTGGGTAGCGCAACTGTACAAGGCGTTCAACGATCAGGGGCTTGCGGCCCGCGTGTCGCGTACCTCGCTGGCCGGTTCACCGTTCGCGTTCCAGGGTGAGCCAATTACCACGCGTCCGGCAGGGGACCAGATCGGAATCCTGTTCAAGCAACTGGCAGTGGGGAGCTAGACCAATGAGTGAAATCGAACAAGTAACCAGCGCTGAATCCTACGCGCAGCTGGAATCACCCGACGACGAAATCGCCATCGTCCCAATGCCTTCCGGCGCGCGGTTCAAGATGCGGCGCGCTGACATCCAAGGGATGGCCCTTGTCGGCGTGCTGCCGCAGTCACTTGTCAACCAAGGGCTGGCAGCGTGGCAGAAGCAGGGGAAGGTGAAAGGGGGCGACCTTACCAAGGAGATTGAGACAGCCATTCAGGAGCAGCCACCGGAGGAGACGGTTGAGCTGCTCATCTTCTACCGGCAGATTGTCGTGGATAATGTGCTGCAACCACGCATCGGTTATAGCGATGCCGGGGTGGTGTCGCTGCTGAACGCCGACGGCAAGCCCGTCGCCAAGGTGCAGGAGCGTGACTTCCGTTACGCCTTCAAGTGGATCACGCGGCAGGAGGGCAAAGAGGCTCCCGGCCTCAGTAGGTTTTGCGAGGGACACGAACGGGGAGTTGCTGCTGCTGGCGATGACGGCGAGGGACGGGGGGCTGAGAACGTCGCAGTTGCTGAAGGTACGCAATGAGAGTGCGGCACTGGCACTGGACATTGCTGCCACTGCCCGACTAAAGCTCTACGACGAAGACAAGGAGGCAAGGTTGATTGAAGCGTTGATTGCAGGGTCGGCCAACTCGGCGCTGAGCACGATTGCCGAGGGGTTGAGCAAGCCGCCATCTCCGCAATCCTCGTCGCTGAAGTCACCACGCAACCTCGTCCGGCAATGACCCATGTTGAAGAACGTGCATCGAGTACGAAGGGGCTGGCGCTGGTCGGCGACTGCTGCCGTCTCCCCTTTGGCTACATCCGTGATGGTAAGCTGGTTTTCACCATGCCCCACACACGTAAGGGGCACGAGTTGCTGATGACCGCGAATGACTTGCGTTCGTTAGCTAATCTACTGGACTGGATGTCGGGCATCAGGCCCACGTCCTAGAGACAACTTAGACCAATGCGGGCAAATCCGCTGCGGTGGGTGGGTGCTGACGAGCACCTGTCATCGTGGCGGATTGTTAGTTTATGGCTGACGACCTTTCACTGCTGTTCCGACTACGTGGCGACGCCTCCGGGCTGAAGACTGCCACTGCCGAGGGCCGCGCTGCGATCAACCAGCTCAAGCAGTCCTTTGGCCCTGAACTCACGCAGACCATTAACGTTGCTAATCGCGCCTTTGCCAGTGTCTCTGATAGTCTCACAAGTTTCGTTACGCGGCGACTGCCCGTCGGCGGCGGGGTGTTTGCCAGTGTTGCTGAGGGATTGCGTGGGATTAGCGGCGAAAGCGTCAAAGCACAGAAGGCTGCTAATAGCGTCGCCCAGTCTATCCAGTCCATTGCTACACAATCAGGCAAGTCGGTCCCTCAAATCACCGCGTTCCTTGCGAAGTTTACCCAGCTCGAAGGTCAAGCCAAAAAGAATGACGCCGCGTTTAAGTTCTTCGGCGGGTCGATAGACCTGATTGGCAACAGGACTGCCAAGTTTGTACCCGAACTACAACAAGCAGAAGCAGGACTCGCTGCTATTGCCGCTGAGAGCGCGACGACATCCAGTGCCATTGCTGGAATGGTCGGCCCGGTGGGGATTGCTGTTGCCGCGTTTGCCGCTCTCGCAGTTGGCTCCATATTGCTGGCAAAGGAAATCTTCGCCCTTGCCAAAAGTGCGGCAGCCTTTCAGGGGAAGTTGTATGACCTGAGCCAGCAGACGGGTGTAAGTGTTGAGACATTGAGTGCGCTGGAAGTTGTGGCGCGGACCACTGGCGGCAGTATCGACGGGCTGGTGCAGTCGCTTGGTATCTTTCAGCGGCACCTGGAAGAAGCGCAGGACTCCAACTCAAAAGCCGCCAAAACCTTCCGCCAACTTGGCGTCGAAACCGCCGACACAGAACAGGCGTTACGTCAGACTATTGCCGCGCTTGCTCGGATGCCTGCCGGGTTCAGGCAAACGGCCTTGGCGCTGGAAGTGTTCGGGCGAGGTGGTAAGGCGTTTCTAGCTATCGCCAAAGAGGCTAACGGCGACATCGATGAAATCACCCGGCGGCTTGGTAAGCTGGGACTGGTTACAACCGAGCAGGCGAAGATAGCTGATGAGTTCAATGACCAGCTTGTCATCCTTGACGTGCAGATGCGCGGGCTTGGCACGAAGGCAATCCCGGTGGTGCTTGACGTGCTGCGGGACATGTCCAAGGTGCTGGAGGAAAACCGAGATGTTTTCACTGTCTTACAGGGAAGCGTCAAAGGACTGGCACTATCTATCGCTGTACCTCTGAAGTTTGCGGTAGCCAACATCATCGTCGCATGGAAAGCCCACCTCATTGCCATTACGCCTATTATCAAGGCGTTTCAGCTACTCAAAGATTTGGCGGGTGCAATCCCTCCCGTGCAAATTCCTGTTGCCATTACTCCACCCGGTAAGAGTGTCACACAGCAAATAGAAGAGGAAGTCCGAGCGCGTAAGGCGCTACAAGGGGCGCTGATCTTTGAGTTCGCTCAGCGCAAGCGGCTGGCGGATGACGCCATTGCGCAGGCCCAGCGTGAGTTTGCGGCGGGTAAGTCGAACCGCGAGCAACTACTGCAAGCTGTTCTCCTGAACAACCGTAAGAAGACACAGGCTGACATCGACGCGCTTAAGATTGAACGCGGCATTCGGGCAAATGAACTGGCCCTCACAAAGGACGATCTCGACAAGCAGCAGCAATTGAGCAATGCCGTCGTGGCTATCGACGTGCAGATTGCTGACAAACAAGCGGAACTAAGACGGACACAGCAGGAACTTACGGCTAAGTCGAGAGCCGATGAGCAGAAGGATTTGCTTACCCATGAGCAAACTCAGCTTGAAATCCTTACACGCGGCGGGCAGGCGCGGATCGCTATCATTGAACAGGAGATTGCCGAAGGTGTTCGCGCACGTGAAGAGGGGCTTGCTGAAATTGAGCGTATAGAGAATGCCGCGCTGGTAGCAAGGGGCCAACTACTGAAGAAGGAACTGCAACTAGCTGGCATTGGCCCAGATCGTCAGGTTGTACTCGACAAAATCAAGGCACTGGAAGCGGACCGTACTGCACTGGAGCAGCAGCAGGCCGAGCGTCGCAAGCAGATAGCCCGTGCTGAAGCTGCGACGAAGAGGGAGATTGCGTCGGCGGGGATTGACGCGTTGCTGGAGGTTGAAGCCATTCGTGCCGAGCGGCTCATTGCTGCAAGTGAAGCATTAGCCGAGGCGCGTGTGCAGAGCGAGGAAGCCGCTGCCCGCCGTATTCTTGTTATTCGCCTGCGGCTTATCGACAGTGAGATTGAGGCGACTAAGGCGAAGCTGAAAGCGGCTGCGACCATTACCGACACCGACGAGCGCCTGCGTGCCGAAGCGGACCTCAACAATCGCCTACGTATCCTCCGCGAGCAGCGCGTGTCAATCGAGACGCAAGGTGAGCGTGACATTGAAACCAGCAGGCAGCGTGATTTGGAGAACGAGCGCCGTTACGCTGAAGAGTTAGAGGAAATTCGTCAGGACACCATCGATGCCGAGCGTGACGCTGCCGAAGAAGTCATCCGGCTGATGGAGGCGACGTTTGCCCGTCGCCGCGACATCATCCGCGCTGAGCGTGACCTTGAGCTACTGCGGGAAGACGACCGGCACCGCCGCGAAACTGAGCGTATTAACGAGCAGAAGCGTGCCACCGACGAAGAGATTCGCATCCTTGAAAAGCGGCTGGAACGGCTGAAGGTTGGCACTACCGAGGAGATTGAGGAACATGACAGATTAATCGCGTCACTGGAACGGTTGCGACAGAAGCGGGCTGAACTTGAGCGGCAGCAAGAAGCAGAAGACGAGCGCAGCAAGACTCGCAAGCGGCGAGTCAAAACTGATGCTGATAAGGATGAAAAGGAAGCCGACCCGCTGGAACGCATCAAGATCGGCACGGAGAATATCAAGCAGTTTGCGCGCGAGCTTGAGCAAACGGTTGTGCCGCTGGGTGAGATTCTCAGCCGCATGTTCCAGCAGGTTGCCGATGCGATAGGCCAGACAGTCGCCAACTGGGTGCTGCTCGGAACCACTGGCCCGGCGGTGATGCGCAAGATTCTGGCGCAGGCGCTGGCGTCAATCGCCGCCGAAGCCGCCGTCAACGCCATCAAGGAACTGGCACTCGGCTTCGCCACTCTCTTCTTCAACCCGGCTGAGTCAGCCGCACACTTCACTGCCGCTGGGCTGTGGGCGGCAATTGGCGGGGTGTCGGCGTTAGCGGGGCGTGCGGTGGCGGGCAATCTGTTTCAGCCCGCTGGTGGTGGGGGAGCGGGCGGGCGTGGAGGAGGTGGCGGCAGTGCGCGAGACACGAGCGAGCCGCGGCCCATCGACCTCATCCGCGAGTCGCTCACCCAGGAGCTACACGTCTTTGTCCACACCGAACCCGGCGGCAGGTTTAACGAGCAGGTGGTGGTGGGCGTCGTTGACGACGTTCGCAGCAACGGGCCAATGCGCACGGTGTTCAAGAAAGTAGCGGAGGGCTAGAGATGGCATTCGGTAGTCCGGGTGAGTACCCCATCCCTTCAGTGACCGTCATCACCAGCGGCGGCGCTGAGATGGGTGGGCCACAGTACCTGAAATTCCACCAGTACCAGCCGTCCTGCGCCGACGTCACCGACGAGCATGTCTATGAGGATGCTGGAGTGAGCTATGTGTTGAGCAACGACACTGCACCCATCATCTTCCTGTTCGAGTACGACGGGTTGTTGGAGGAGGAGGCTGCGATACTGGACAATCACCGGGCTGATGCGTTTGGCGCAGCCTTCCCGTTCACGCTAACCAACCCACGCACCGGGCAGGTGTTCACCGGCGTGCGCTATCTCGATTGGGAAGAGGACCACCGACTCTATCAGACCATCAACAAGCGTGTTGTGCGGCTCATCTGGAGGCCGGTGTAGTGGCTAACATTGCATTTATCGCAGGCGGCGAGCTGGAGAACCTTGCTGAGCACACATGGCTCAGCGTTCCGTTGACGAACTCAGAGGCTCCAGTGTCAGGCGTTGCAGGCGCACATGGCAAGGTCTATGAACTCGCCATCTGGGGGATTCTCAACACCTCGTTTCCTGTGACTGCGCTTGTCACCGTCAAGTGTCGCTGGCGCTTCCGTGTGTCGTCCGACAACCAGCCCTTCCTCCATCTCTACGACGGGGCCACTGAGCAAATCCGCTTCGTCTACCGCTCCACCGGCGCGATTCAGGTAGTGCGTCAGAGTACCGTACTGGCCACCAGCGCCACTGGACTGTTCAACGTCGACACATGGTATGAACTGGAGGTGCGGGCGAGGATTAGCAACGGCAGTGGTTCAGTGGCTGTCAACCGCAATGGCGCGCAAATCATCTGCCTGCCGTCGGGACAAGACACGCAGACCAGCAGCACGGGGCAGGTGGACCACTGGATACTCGGCAACGAGGTACTGGATTCGTACTTTGACGATTGCGTGGTGGACCGTTCCGGCACCTACCTTGGCACCGGGGAAGTTGAGACATTGATGCCGAATGGTGAAGGTGAAATTACGCAGCTAACCCCCAGCGCGCTGGTTGCCAACTACACCCTCGTCAACGAGAAGCCGCACGACTCAAACACCACCTACGTTGAATCCAACGGCGACCAGACCGACACGTACCAGTTTGAGAATCGCTCGCTGTCTGGTACTCCACTGGGTGTGATGTTGTCAGTGGCCGCGCGTCACACGGTCGGCGCTCCAACCTGCAAGCTTGTCTGTCGCATTGACGGCGTGAACTATGAGAGCACCACCACCTTCTCCACCCTCAGCATCTTTCGTGGCCACTTCCTGTACGCGTGGGCGGTGAATCCGGCAACGGGTGAGGCATGGACCGACGCGGCAATTAACGCGGCAGAGTGGGGAGTGCATTGCCTCGCTACCGGCGTACGCGTCACGCAGGTCGGCTTGCAGGTGTACGTGAAGACGGCGGAGTCGGACCAGTGTCTGGCGTCGGGAGCATCGCGTGATTATTGCGGGTCGATTAACGAGGATGTGAACTGACGTGCAACGACCACCAGACATCAGCACTGCCCTTTACGCCGCGCTTGACGACGTCACCCAACGACTCAACGTGCTGGTTGAGCTGTACGATCCTGACACGTTACCCGGCATCGACGGCTTTGACCCTGACGACGCTGCCTTGCGCATCTCCAACACCTCCACCACCTTTCTCGGCAACACTTACGCACGCTGGCTCACCGGACGCATGCCCACCATCAACCGCACCATCGGTGAGAAGTTCAACTCCGTCTCCTTCACCCTCGACAACTTTGAGGATCCACCTGCCAGCAAAGTGCGCCCCGTCGCGGCGTTTCTGCTCAACAACCCAATCGAAGGTATGTACATCGTCATCCGGCTGGTGTCGCGTGCTATCACCGTCACCACCCTCGCCGACTCCTTTGTCCTGTTCACTGGGAAGTGCGAGAAGCCATACGACGCTGAAGGCAACCAGATAACCATCTCCGCCAAGCAACTCATCGGCACCGTGGATGAGGAAGTCCCGTGGCGGCAGTTTGACCCGGAGGATGAAGAGGGCCGAGAGATTGACGACCCGCTGTTCGAGGGGTTTCTATTCAGCCCAAAGACCGGCATCGTCAGCTTCAACGAGCGTGTGCGCCGGGGCGGGTTCCTTGGACTGCTCGGCTTCAAGAAGACGGTGACTAACACCCTGCAATTCACCAACCATCAAGGCGTGGAAATTGAGAAGTTCGTGCCAGTGGTGCTAGGTCGCGCGCAGGTGCAGTTTCTCCCAGTCGCGTGGATTGATGTGGGCGGACAGATCAACGCCATCTACAACATCAGCGAAGGGCCGATTAAGACAATCTTCAACCCGCGCGTCATCACGCAAGGGTTCAGGTTCGCGTCCGAGGCCGACAGCAACCCTGACGTAGACCAGTTCCGCTACGGCTATCCTGGCGGCACCAATGGGCAAGAACCATTCCTCAACAACCTCACCGGCGGCATCCCGGCCAATGGCTACTACTCGATGTCGGCGATGATGAGCACCGCGATTTACGGCACCGATGTGTCGCAGGACGATCCCGCAGCAGAGATTGTCGCCGTGCTGCTCGGTATGATTATCCCGCTGCCGGATGGCGCAGGTGACTTTGTACTGGAGGACTGCAGCGACAACCCGGCATTCCAAACCCGCTGGCTGCTGACTCACCCTCGCACCTTCAACATCGACCCGGCGTTTATTGACGACGCGCAGTGCATTCGCACCGCCTGCTACTGCGATGGCCCGGTGCTGGACCTGACAAACGGTGAACTCATTCTACTGCCGGAAAGCGACGAGCCGCATTACGGCGTCCACTTCCGCCGCTACCATTCAACCGGCCTCTTCACCCCCGAGTACTGGAAGCATTACTTTCTCGACGAAGGGCAAGACCCGCTGCCGGAACTGACGCTGCCGCTGGAGGCCGATGGCCTCGTCCACTTCTTCGACCCCACTGCCGCTGTGCCCACCATCGCCATCAAACGGCTGGTGCGCAAGCGCTTCGTCAGCGACATCTATCTCACCGACAAGATGAAGGCGGTGGACTTTCTGAACAAGGTGCTGCTCAGCACCTTTCGCGGCTATCTCACCTTCAACGCCAAGGGGAAGATCGGCATCAAGGCGCGCAGGCCGGGGGATAACACGGTGGTGCGGTCGATAGCCGCCGCCAATGACACCGAAGTCGCCGTCAACAACATTTTGCCGTGGGTGGCGGACCTGAGTGGACAGGTGCTGGTGGGTGTGGACTTGCTAACGTCGGAACTACGCACCGTCATCGGCACTCGCTACACCGCCATCGCCAACGACATCACCCTGGCTGTGACAGGCAATCTCACCGCGTCAGGTGCGACGCTGACAGGCGGCGATGACGATAACCCGGCGGTTGGCTCAGTCACAGTTACCGGCCTCGGCAATCTCACCGTCACCATCGATGGTCATGCTGTCACCTACGAACCCTTCACCACCGACACCACTAGCACGGCCGCCGCTCAACTTACCCAACACCTCAAAGCCGACCTCACCTTCCAGTCGTACCTAAAGTTTACCTGGGACAAGGACACGCCGACGGTGATTGCAATCGAGTCGAAAATCGGCTGGCTGGAACTGGATCGCCCACTGGCTGAGTCACATGCCCTCGTCGAGGAAGTCCTGCGTATTCAAATGGCATTTGGCGACACCGGCGCAGACCACAACGATCTTGCCGCTGCCAACATCCTGCAACACTCGTTTAGCTGGCCACTGGGCAGTCGCCAATCCTCCGTCAACCGCATTGACTCAACCTTCACCGACTCGCCGCAGGACTTCAAGGCGCAACCCCTCCGCACACGTGACGCAACACACATCGCGCAGACGAAGAAGAAGCTGCCGGAGGAGTTGACGCTGACAGCAGTGGACAGTTTCAACCAAGCCAAGCGACTGCAAGCAAGCAAGCTGGCTGAGCTACGTGACCTCGACTTCTTCACACAGCACACTGCCGATAGACGCGCGCTGCTGCTGGAGGAAGGTGACTTAATCGCCAACACTCATGCGTCGGGCGGGTTTCGCAACGTGGCACTACGAGTGGAGGATGTGGTTATCGACCTTGACCGCTTCACGATTCGCATCACCGCGCGACGCTATGCAACTAGCGCGTACTCTGATGCCGCTCCAGCACGCAACTTGCCACTGCCGACGACCCTCGCGGGTGACGCGGCGTTCAGGTTCACCGGCCCACCAGCCGTCAGCTTCAATACCACCGACTTTCCACCCGATGGGCTGATACAAACCACGGCCAGCGAGGGTGTCACCAGCATTCGAGGCGGAATGATTTTCGGCGCGTCCATCTACACACAGGAAGCAAAGGTGCTGCTGAAGCGCCCCGGCGAGACAGAGTTTACACAAATCGACACCAAGCGCCCTGACACCAACCTGCAAGCAACTTTTGAGTTCATTGCCTCCACCGAAGGCCCCTACACCGTGCGGCTGGAGGTGTGCTTTGTGGGTGGGGCGTGCAATACAACGAAGCCGGAAGCTACTATCATCATCGGCTTTGGCACACTCAGCGGCATCATGCGCGAAGGTGGCGGGTTCACGCTGCGTGAAGGCGGCGGAATAATGGAGAGAGAACATGCCTGACAATGGTCCAATTAGTGGATTCACGGAGATGGGTGCGACTGCGCCCGCTGCTGCTGACGAGTTGGTTGTCGTCGATAAGTCCGACACTACCGACGCGGCGACCGGCACGACAAAGCGCTGGGAGTGGCTGGACTTCCTGCGTGAGTTGTTTGCCACAAGGTTTGGTGCTGATGCCGGGTCCAACGACACCTACGTCGTCACCCTTACCCCTGCGCCAGCCGCCTACGTCACCGGCGAACATTACCGCTTCAAGGCGAACACCGCGAACACTGGAGCCTGCACGGTCAACTTCAATTCCCTCGGTGCGAAAACCATCAAAAAGGCCGCAGGTGGAATCACCACCGACCTTGCTGACAACGACATCCGTGCGGGGCAGTGGGTTGATTTGGTGTATGACGGCACGAACATGCAGATGCAGAGTCAGCTTGGTAATACGCCGAGCGGCGGGGGATCGCCGGGTGGCTCTGACGGTGATATTCAGTATCGTGTTGACGCCTCGACGTTTGGCGGCTCGCCGCTTAAACGGCTTAGCGCAGATGTAGTCGAGCAGCGCAACAGTACAACGATCCAACAATTCCGTGTGTTCAGGACATGGACCTCATCAACCAATCATGACGGCCTGCGACTGGGTGACGGCGGCAGCGGTAATATGGTTGTCGGCACGTTTCAAGGTTCTGGTGGCGGTGCTGCCCAAACGCTACACTTGCAGGGTAACAGCATTTTCTTCCACACTGGAACATCCTCATTCACTGAGCGGATGCAGCTTAATCCAACCGAGTTCATTCCTTCTACCACGAATCAAATCACGCTCGGCAACGACGCGAAGAACTACATCCAACTTCATGTCCGTACCGGCGTAATATTCAACGATGGCGCCACAAACGCGAGTAGTCCAAAGATCATTCGCACAGATGGCTCCTTGGAAGTAAAAACGCTGAACGACGGAGCGCCGACTTACCTGTTTTTTAAAGACGCTGGGCGTAAGGTCGTAACAGCGCAATTCGATAAAACCAACACGACGCTGGCGAATATCACCGGACTAACTGAAGAGGTTCGGGCAGGCGTCACATACAGTTTTGAAGCTGATCTTTTCATCGACGCAGACGCAACGGGTGGGTTCAAGTTTGCGATCGGCGGTACTGCAACCGCCACGTCAATCATCTACCAGATCCAGTTTCTCGACAACGCGGCTGATACGTACACGGTCAACAGCCGTCAGACCGCACTGGCAGGAAGCGATGGCGCAGCTGGTCCGACCGCTGGTTACTGCCGCATCAAGGGAACGATTGTTGTTAACGCTGCCGGGACGCTGACAGTGCAGTTTGCGCAGAACGCAGCGAATGGCACCAGCTCAGTGCTGGTCAACTCAACCTTCCGCGTGGAGAAGTTCTAAAGCAGTGTCACACTCCACCCCACGGGCAACACCCACGACTCTCGCCCTCGCTGACCTTCTTGGCGAAATAAGCATTCGGCGGCAGTCAGTTGCCCGCTACAACATTCCTCGCTGGTTAAACTCGGTTTTGTGCTAAAGTTGCAATTCCCGCGTGGCCTGAAACCGCGCTTCCTATCAACCCTTTCAGGAGACAGTAATGAACACAATAATTCAACGGCCTCTCGCTGAGAGCATCCAGATTGCGCTGCACGAGGCGCGCATGATTCAACGCGCGGCGGAATTCGAGCGCGAGTACGGGTTCCCGTTGCTGGCCGGATCAGCGGCTGGAAGCTGGACCTTCCCAAACTCGGCACGCACCGACTTAATCAACGGCACATTCGATCTGGACAGCGACACGTTCAAGATGGCGCTGTTTCTCAGCACGTCGAACATCGGTGCGGCGTCGACTACGTATGCTGGCGTCACCAACGAGCACGCCAACGCAAACGGCTACACCACCGGCGGCACGTCGATCACGATCTCGCTGTCGGGTACGACAACCGTAACAGTTGATTCGACCGATGCAACGTGGACTGCGAGTGGTGGTTCGATTGTTGCGAGGTTCGCGGTGATCTACGAAGTGGGTGGGCGAGTGCTGTGCTATTGCCTGCTGGACGCTACTCCGGCGGATGTTACCGTGACGGATGGAAACCAGCTAACGGTAGCAATTCATGTTTCCGGTCTGTTCACGTTAGCTTAAAAGACGTAAACCCAAAAGGCCGACAGCCCCGCGCCGTCAGCCCCTTATTGCTTTGAGGTGCTTATCCGCCTCGTAGCAGCGTCGTATATCTTACCACGCACACTAACCAATGGCCATTTCACTCCGCGTCACCGGGTCATGGGCTGAGCTAATAGCCGACGGGACGGTTGCCATCCCTGCCACTCCGCAGGCGGGCGACCGGATGTTTCTGTTTGCGCGGTGGAAAGACTTCTCCATTACCGCAACGGTGGCCAACTGGACCGAGCTGACGGAGTTTGCCGATGGTGCTGTAGCGTCCGGCAACGGCACTGGCTCAGTAAAGGTCGGCTGCTGGTGGCGTGACTGGCAGGCTGGTGACGCTGACCCAACCCTCGACTTCTCTACTTCTCCAACCACCGCCAGCGTCGTCATCATGGTCATGGCTAAAGGTGCCGATGACGTGTGGCAGACGCCTGCGGTGCGTACGGCAGCGATGACGAACTGGACGACGAGTTCGCAGTCGGTTGCTGCAAGCGCCACGGTGACGGTGCCGTCCAGCAGTGTGGTGATGGGACTGATCGGCATTCGTGACGACACCGCCACGATGACGCGACCGACAAGCGGGATTGACGACTCTGGCGGGTTGGTTACATGGAACGGGAACTACGTTGAGTCTCCTGCTACTCATCACTCGACGACGACGGGTGACGATGGTGCCGCAGACCTCGGCTACAGGTTAGTCGCCACTGGCGCAGCGGGCGTCACCCTGCGACTGACGGGCACCATCAGCGCGGCAGAGACAGGCTCGGCGCTGTGGGTGGTCCAAGGCGTCTCGGTGCAGGTGACACCGACAACAGCGACGCTTACGAGCAGTCGATTCGCGCCGACACTGAAGCTGGCCCTAACCCCCGCGACTCTCAGCGTGACGACGACGAAGTTCGCCGCACAGTTGCGGCTGGCGATTACCCCAGCGGTGGCGGCGCTAGGCACCAGTCGCTTTGCTCCGTCGCTCAGGTTGCTTGTCACACCACCTGCCACCACACTGACAACCACGCGGTTCACGCCGCAGTTGCGACTGGCGCTGACGCCAACGGCAGTGGCATTGGGCATCACCGGACTCGCACCAACGCTCTCGCTCAGCCTGACCCCTGCTGCTGTGACGTTGACGATTGCGTCCTTCGCTCCGTCACTGCCGACGGTCGTTGTCATCTCTACTACGTCGCTGACTATCACCACCACCCGCCCCCATGTCCTCCCCTTCCGCCTTGCCTTCCTTGACCCTGGTGGTGATGCAGTACAAGCGCCGGGATACTTCAACACGCCGATTGCCGGTTCCAGCGGTGCAATCACCTTTGACACAGCGCAGAAGGCCGTGGGGGTCGGGTCGTACAGGTTTGACTCTGAGGATGGAGAGTTGAGTGCGCTCAGTGTGCCGGATGTACTAGGCGGAGAGATTGGCTCGTCACGGCGGATTAGTGCTTACTTCCGTTATGACTCAGTACCCGATGATGTACAGACTGAGGCTGAGTTTTTTGCGGGCAGCGCCCCTACCGCTTACTCCGGCGGTGGGTTTACTGATTCTGTAAACACGCAGAGCGATGGCGGGGACTACGCAACCGCAACGCCAGCCAAGAACGCCGGGCAGGGTACGGTGACTCTTCCTTTGTCCCCGGTAACTCTCCCGCTTGATGCCATCATCGACTCGGTAAGGATCATCTATGAACGCCACTACGACGTTGACACGAGCATCGGTATCAGCCGGGTCAAATGGCGAGTCGATGGTGAGGAAGGCCCGGACCACGACAACACCGACATGCCGTTGACGGATACGGTGGTTGAGGTTGATGTCACCGCTGATCGCGCGTGGGAGCGCCAGTACCTCGTTGATGGTCGGTTTGAAGTCATCGCTGAAGCGCGGCGCGGCGACACTGACACCGCACACACGCAGTCATGGGATTACGTGAAGGTCGAAGTGACGTACCACGCAGCCACGGTCATCATGCAAGGGCGGAAGTTGTCAGATAATCTCGGCTTCCGAGTGGCGCTCAGACCCCAAGGTGATGGCGCAGTGCTACGGCTACTTGACATCGAGGACAACGCCTATGATGGCATCACCCGGCTGGCTATTAACACTCAGAACCGCATCGCCCTTTGTTACGCTCCGCTTAACGACGACGAACTCGGCATCAACCTCTACGTCAACGGCATCCCTGAACTGTCGATAATCGCCAGCATTGCCGCCCTCTCCATCAACTGGCCTCTACATCTCGACTTCGGCTGGGTCCGAGTTCCCGGCACGGACCATCTCTGCTGGTTCGATCAGCTCTACATTGACGACGGCGACGATTTGCAAGACCCCGGCAATATACTGTTGACGGCCAAACTCCCTGCTTCAGTCAATGAAAACAACTGGGACACGACAGGTGGGACAGGCGCGGTGGACGAGCGCCCGCTGAGTGAAACCAACTACATGCAGCACACTGCTTTCTCCGCCGTGCGACAGACCTACACGTTGCAGGATGCGGTGACAGGTGACTTGGACATTTCAGGCGAGACGCTGGTTGGTCACATGGAATGGACATGGGGCAAGGTTGGGCCGAACGATGTTGACGCTGTGTACTCGGTATTCAATGGAGTGGATCACTTCTTCAACATCGGCACAACGCCTTCACTGAACTACGCCGCAACGGCCAGCGTCTCCTACCCGTCGGACCCGGCAGGCGTCGGCATGGTGAGCAATGGAGATATTGCCGATACGTACTTTTACGAGGGCGGGTCAATCGTCGCTTACGAAGGGCCAAGCCAAGACGACTCACTATTCCCGTTTCAGCTCCTCACAGAGAACTCGCTGACGCCGGTGGTTGACGACTTGCGTACTGATTTACCGAGTTCTTACGAACTGCGTTATCGAGTTGACGAAGCAGGCGCACAGGTGGTGATAATTATCTACTCCATTAGTTCGGAGGACGCAGAGCCGCAACTGGTTTCAACGTCAGGCTCCAACGGCGGCAACGGACAGGTAATAATCAATTCTCCCGGTATCGAACTGAGGATTTATATCGTAGTTACTGGCGGCGCAACTAGTGTAGGACTGAGACGTTTCCTGAACCCTGAATAAATGTGGCTGTCCCGACCATCAGAGACTCAATTGCAACCAACCCCGGCGGCACGGGCAGCACGATTACCGTCACCTTACCCACCCACGCAGCCGGTGATGTAATCTACATCCCTATCGGCAACACCGGCAACACTCTCTGGACCGGCAACCCTGCCAACTGGAACCGCATACTACAGGTTCAAGTCGGCACTTCCGCCAATGGCATCCTCGGCACATGGTTCTGGCGGCTGGTGCTGGCTGGGGATACGCTCCCTCTAGCCAACCCGCAGTTTACGCTCGGTGCTACCGTCACACGGCTGGCATTCGCCTACGCGATTGATGGTGCGTACGAGACAGGGGTATTCAGTGCGCCTGCGTGGTCGGCGCGTGGCTACAATACTGGCACCACCAACCCGGTACGCCCCAGTACTATCACTACCGTCACTCCCGACCAGCTAATCCTGCACACGTACTTCTCACGGGCAGCCACCAACGCGCCTGATCCGGCAAGTTACACGCAGGATGAAGAGGTGATAATCAGCGGCACGCTGGTAGGGAACGCTGCAAGTAGGACCATTGCCGCATCAGGCACGTCGCTAAGCAACCAGGATGCCAGCCCTACCTCTGGCGTAAGATGGGCGGCAGGGATGGTGGCTGTACCGCCCCCGCCAGCGGAACTTTACCTGCGTCGCGGCTCGTTCGGGCAGGACGCACGACTAAGGAGATAACCGATATGTCAACTGGACGCGTTTACACGATTACAATCTCAGGTGTCGCCAGCCCGGCGGCGGCGTTTGACTTTGTGGAGATTAGTCCCGCCGCGAATAAGCCGGTGCGGATCAGGCGGATTCGGATCGCTCAAACCTCTGAGCCAACCACAGAGGAAGAACAGTTAGCGATCACTGTAGTTCGTGGCCATACAACATCGGGATCGGGTGGCGACACGACGCCGGACGGCGGCGCGCTCTCTCCATCCGATGCTGCGGCGGGGTACACGGCAGAGACGATGAACACGACCATTGCCTCGGCTGGAACAGCGGTGAACCTTGTTGAAGACGCATGGAACACTCGGGCGGGTTACGACATGGCCTTCGCGCCAGAGGAAGCGCCGGAGTGCATCAACGGGGTGCTACTGGTGATTAGAAGCGCCGCGCCTGCTGACGCGGTGACGATTCGTGCGACTGTTTGGGTTGAGGAACTTTCTTAAGGTAAGTGCTTCCATGCGTGTCGGTTTACTACCTGCCATACCAATGACTGGGAAACACCGACCGTTGCGGCTATAGCTTTTAGCGTCATTGTTCCAGCGAGTTCTCGTATTCTCAGGATGGTGTCAGTTGAGTATTTGTTATAAGCGTTATTTTCTCCCTTGCGGGAGATGCGATTCATGCGACCTTTGTTTACGCAGTCACGCATGTTCTCAAGGTGCGTAGCAAGAAATAAGTGATTGGGATTAACACAAGATGGATTATCACACGTATGGCAGACTTCACGGTTAGCTGGAAGTTCACCATAGGCCCATAGGTAGGATACGCGATGTGCCAGCATTGTCTTTGGTTTCTTCAGACAAAAGTTTCCATACCCATCACGGCTTTTCGCGGCTGTCCACTCCCAGCACTCCCCGTCTTTATTAACTCGCTTCCAAAAACGCTCTTCGGCAGGGCGTGTTCTGGCACAAGATCGCGAGCAGAATCTAGCTGTTCTACGAGCAGGGAAAACAACACCGCAAACAGGACAATGGTGAGAAATCAGCTTGTTAGGCACGGGGAACACTATAGATTGAGGTTAGTCTAATTGTAAATGAGTGATTCAGTCTATCGCCATCCCTATCGACGCCCGCCATCGGTTCTACGAGGCTGGGTGCCGACGACTGACTCCGTTACGACTACCGTTACTCCGGCCACTGCTTCGCTGACTCTCTCAACGTTTGCGCCGAAGTTGGTAATTGGTATCACCCCGGCCTCGCAAGCGCTGACGACAACGAGGTTTGCGCCAAAGCTGGCGACGGCTATTGTCGTCCCCATCACCACGCTCACACTCACCACCTTTGCCCCTTACGTGAGGGTCAGCCTGCCCTTCCCGCAACTGGGTATCCTCGACGACTTCAATCGCGCTGATGAAGGTCCACCACCCTCCGCCAACTGGACCAATGGCTTTGCTAACGGGCTGGGCGGGCTGAGTCAGGGCCATCAGGTTGTCTCAAACCAGTTGGCTAACCTCATTGATGATGTAGCGCAGAACTGGTGGGATGCGGCGACGTATGGGCCAAACAGTGAAGCTTACCTGACCGTTGTCGATGCGACCGGGTTGAGCACTATTAGTCTGGCAGCCCGTCTTACAGACATCGGTTTCTTTACCTCTGACGGATACGTTGTAACGGTGACGAACATTGCTGACGACGATCGTGCCTATGCCGTCTACAGGCTCGACGACGGAAACTTGACCCCATTGGCCACGATTGGCGAAACGGGCGTTGGCCCACTAACAGGCGACAGGTACGGCATCCAGATCGTCGGCGACACGATTTACCTGTGGGGCGATACCGGCGGCGGCTGGGAAATCAAGCTACAGGCAGTTGATGCAACGTACTCCAGCGCCGGGGCGATTGGCATTGCCACTGAGAGCGGCACGTCGGCGCGGTTTGATGACTTTGGCGGTGGCACAATCGGCGTCACTACTGTCACGCCAGCAACTGCCAGCCTGACGCTGACGGCGTTTGCAGTGGTGCTGAAGGTGGTGGTTACACCGGCGAGCGCAGCGTTGACGCTCACCACCTTCGCTCCAACTGTTCGAATTGCAACGTTCGTCACCCCTGCAAGTGCGTCGCTGACGACTGCGCGATTTGCTCCGACACTGCGGCTAACCGTCACTCCAACGACCGTGGCGCTCACTACCACCCGCTTTGCGCCGTCGCTGCGCACGACTATCACGCCACCCACGCGTTCACTGACCACGACCACGTTCAGCCCGTCACTGAAGGTCGCACTGACGCCGACAACTACCACGCTGGCCCTTACCACCTTCGCGCCCTCTGTAACAGTGGTGGTTACAGTGCTGAATACCGCGTTGAGCTTGACGACTTTCGCGCCAACGGTGACAGCGGGAGCGGGTGTCACGGTTACGCCGACGACGGCTAGTCTCACGCTAATAACGTTCGCTCCATCGCTGCGTGTAGTAATCACTCCAGCAAGTCAATCGCTGGTGTTGGCAACGTTTGCGCCTGCGCTGAAGACAACCGTCACGCCGACTGTCGCCAGTTTGACGTTGAGCACCTTCGCGCCGACGTTGCGCACTAACACGGTGCTGACGCCGATGACGGCTGTGCTGACGCTGGCGGCTCATGCCCCGGCGCTGCGCACAACAACGACTCCGACACCCCTGACTCTCACGCTGACCACCTTCGTGCCGGATGTAATTGCCGACGTGACGGTGACACCGACGACACAGACGCTGGTACTGGCAGCGTTCGCGCCAACCTTGCGGCTGATCGTCACCCTCAGCACGAGCAGCCTGACGCTCACGACCTTCGCGCCCACTATCACCATCAGCGCTGATATTCGTGTCGAGGTACCTACGGCAACGTTGGTGCTGAGTGGGTTTGCGTCTGCGCTACATGAGCAACTGACGCCAGCAGTGAGCGCGCTGACCCTCACCACGTTTGCTCCATCACTGACAATCAGCGCTGACCAGACATTCACTCCATCGCCTGCGTCCTTGACGCTACAAACGTTTGCGCCGACTGTTACCGGGACGAACAACGTCACAGTCACGCCAGCGCCTGCGACACTGAGCTTGCAGCGGTTTGCGCCGATAATGCGGCCGGTGGTCACACCGCCCGCCACGGCCCTCACTCTCACAACCTTTGCGCCACTGCTACGTGAGACTGCAACCCCGACAACAACCGGCTTGATCCTCAGCGTCTTTGCCCCGACGGTCATCGCAGGCGGCAACGTCACTATCACGCCGATAACCGCCACTCTTACACTGACATCCTACGCTGTCTGGCTATTCGCAGGACGCGTACCAGCCAACCGCACTTTTGTAGTAGAATCCGGCAACTACGAGGTGGTGGAGGGCGCAGGGAACTACGAGTACATGGTTGGGAATTACGATTACGAGGAAGAAGCGGAGCTGCAACTGGTATGAGTCAGCTTGATGTACTGGAACCCAAAGACCCTGACGATAAGGTGGACTACGTGGTTAACTGGTCGCGCTACTTGAGCCGCGTGGGTGATACGATTCTAACCAGCACGTGGCCGGTGGTTCCATCTGGCATCACCAAGCTCAGCGACACCCACGACGGCATGCGTGCAATTATCAAGCTTGGCGGCGGCACCGCAGGCACTGATTACCAACTCACCAATCGCATCGTCACTACGCCCGGCGACCGCCAGCGCGACCGGACTATCACCATCCGTGTGCGGGACCGTTAACTTCTCCGCTGGTATCTTCGGGAGGACTGATACCTACAATCTCTTCCCCGCGCCGCCTTGCTTTATCTTTCAGCGACTCTACGCGTGCCCGGTAGGACAGTCCTGCTAGTTCAGGTTCTGAAACAGAGCCGTGTGTTAGTTGACCCGCTGTGTTGAAGATCAAAGTCTCACCACACTTACAACTGAACTCAACACGGCGAGAGCTTAAATCCCACTTACTTCCGCCAGTTACTTCTACGTCGCTCCATGTATGATACAGATGAGGTTTAGGCTGCGTTCTACGCAGCAAGCTCGTAGGTTTCTTTGATGACTTCGTTGGTGATCGTATTGCGTTACTCGGTGATGACGCAACGCCGCTCGTAGTGGTTAACATGTCCACTGTATCGGTAGTTGCTGCATCTACCGTTACCGTCCCGCCACAAAGCTGGCACGTACGCGTCTCGGTTCCATTACCGCCTCTATAACCGTCATACTCAATCAACCCGTCACCACCACACGCCTCACACTTCATATACTTTCCGCCTTCTCTCGCAGTACTGACCGAATCCACGCCGATAGTGTTTTATGCTCGCTGGCTTTTGCCGCTTTCTCGAATAGTCGCAATTCAGCTTGCGTGAACCGCACTGGTCGGATGACGTCTTTCACCACGCCGCTCGGCAACTTCGGTCGTCCCAGTTTTTTACCAGCCATACAGCAAGTGTAATACAGAAACCCAGAAAGTGCAATACGGAAAGTGACAGACCGCTAAGTGTGGTAACATTCCTCATTGTTTCCGTGACAACTTTGCTATAAACTGCTGAGTCAAGGGTGCGAATAGACACTCTAGTTCCTCCTGTGATTGGGAGGGCCGGTAGGGACAAGCCGACCCTCCACTTTCCTCCCGTTCGGCAAAGGAGTTCAATGACACGCTGGCTAATCCTGCTAATCGTCCTCTTTGCAACTTGCGCTACTATCAACGCTCAAACAACCATCGTCGTTCCCGCAGGCGGCAACCTGCAATCAGCGATCGACACTGCCAAGTGCGGCGACAAGATCATGCTGCAAGCAGGCGCAACCTATACCGCACCCGCTGACTTTGTTGCTTACACTCTGCCCGTCAAACCCTGCACTGATTCCAGCTACATCACCATCACGTCGTCGGTGGCTGCGCCTGCGGATGGCGTGCGGGTGGGTCTTGCAGATCGGACCAACATGCCGAAACTCGTTGCACGCGTCGGCTCCCCCGGCTTCTTCGACGTGCTTAATCGCGCGCACCACTATCGTCTCAGTCACCTGTGGTTTACGAACCAGCGCCGGGCTGACAACAGCGGGACCAGCTACCTGATTGGTGGTGGCAGCGAAATCAACGGCGACATCAATAACTTCCCGCATCACATCGACATCGACCACTGCTTCTTTAATCCACTGGAGTGGGACGAGACGGGCGGCACCAACTTGCGTGCGTCGGTCAACTACGCGGTAGAGATTGGCGGCAGCAACATTATACTGCGTGACTCATATATGACCGGGTTCGGCGCGCGGTATATGAACAGTAATGAGTTGCTTGACTCGGGCTGTGCGTTGATTGGTACGTCGCCCGGCCCGTACACGATGGACAACAATCATTGTGAGGCATGGTTTGTCGGGTTCTTTACAGGCGGCGGTGATCCGGGGAGTAGTAACCAAGCCACTGTGACAGCTTCCACCGCCACCTCGCTGACCCTCTCCCAAACCGCCAACCTTGCAGCGGGTGATTATATCAGCTACCGCGTGCCGTTGGACCACCCCGACAATCCGCGTGCTGCGGTGTGGGGTGCGTCGATTGTGGACTCTGTCAGCGGGCTGAACGTGACACTGAGAATCCCGACACAAGTCATCGGGACGAATGACAACAAGCGCAATGGTCCTCCGGCGCTGGTCGGCACGGGCAGCAACGCACGCTGGCGCGGCTGGATACCGTCAGACATCCGCGTTACCCGCAACACTTTCTTCAAGCCCAGGCGCTGGTATGACGCAGTCGGCACTGATGGCAAAGGGTTTTACGAGATCAAACTGTGCGACAGGTGTCTTATCGACGGCAATACCTTTGATGGACGTACCGGGATGACGATCACCGTGCGTAACCAGGGCGGCGCAGCAGCATGGTCCATTATCCGTAACCTTACCGTCAGCAACAACCTGTTCCCGAAGTTCAGCGTGTTTGCAGCGACGCTGTTCGACGACAACCAGCAGTTGTCCATGCCGTCGTCCAACATCCGCTTCATCAACAACCTTGCTTATGGTGACGTTGGTCCTGACCCGGCGCTCGGTATCCGGCCCAAGGTATTTACCGGCCAGCACGGCGATATAATTGAGTTTGACCACAACACGATACTCCAGTCCGGGGAGATTGCACGCTCCGGCAGCGGTGTGCCATCGCTTGCTCCCAGAGAGCAGATGACGAATTGGCGATGGACAAACAACATCACCAACTGGGGCACTGGCGAGCAACATGGATTTGCCTGTCTGAACTCGACGAACGGCAGCAATGAACCCTGTGTGCCGGGCTACGTTTGGACCCGCAGCGTGATGGTTGGAGCGCCAACAGGGCCGTTGCAGGACGCGCGCAGTATGGCGAACTTTCCACCGGGAAACTTCAACCCGGCGACAACTGCTGAAGTAGGATTCATCGACCCGGCCAGCGGCAACTACGGCCTGCGTGCGGATTCACCGTACAAGGCCAAAGGGACTGACGGCAAGGATATTGGCGTAGACACGCAGCAGTTAGCCGCGCACCTTGGCGGACAGAGCAGTGCGCCGCTGCCGTCGCCTACACCCCCGCCGTCGATCAGCCCAACGCCAGCGCCAACGCCCACACCGGTTCCATCCGCCACACCAACCCCGCAGCCCAGCCCGTCACCTTCGCCTACCGTGACGCCGACGCCACAGCCTTCGCCGGTTGTAAGCCCAGCGCCGACACCTACCCCCTCGGTGCCCGCCGGTAAGATTATCCTCAGCGGGCACACGTTCTCAGCATTGGACGGCGGGGCGTTTCCGTGGACAACGGTGGTATTGAGTGATGTCAACGGTATAGAATTGCGACGCCTACAAGAACAGGACAACTCGTATGCCTTTATCGTCGAACCGGGGAGTTACCAGATTCACGTTGAGCAATCTGGCTACAACGTTTCGCCGGGGCGGATTCACGTTACCAACGCGACCGAAACCATGGGCGGGTTGACAATCTTAAACTTTACGCTCGGGCCGGATGAATGGTTTAAGACTGGCGCGGATAACTGTGTGCCAGGTGGAGGTGAATGCCCGCCGGGACAGCCACAGCCCTCGCCAAGCGTGTCGCCCTCACCTGTTGCCAGCCCGACTCAACAGCCCACACCTCAACCTTCGCCCTCGATAGAACCTACACCCGTGGCAACCCCGACACCTTCTATTCCTTCGTGTACTATCAATGCGCCTTCAAGTGTAACGATGTCGCGCAATTCATCCTCAACAATCTTCATAGAAGTAACCGCAGGCTCAACCCCGCTGCCGATTACTATTACAGCCATCCCGACCACTGGACAGGTATCGGCATCGCCGAGAAGCCGGAATGCGGTAACCCCGAACGCGCTGTTATCGTTTATTCTGAAAACCAAACAGAATTCTTCCAGTGTTCGGTTTGAATCTCCTTGCGGAACAAAAACTACTAATGTATTGATACGCTGATTGTGAGATAATAAACGAAGCGGGGTACGCGGTTCTAGCACGTACCCGCTCCTACCAAGCACCCGAAAGGACGAGTTTCGAGGATGGGTAAATGCAGCATATCACTACTTGAGCGATTCTGGGCAAAGGTTCTTGTACAGGGCGGCGACCTATGCTGGTTATGGCAAGGGTCGTGTGACCGTGATGGATATGGTCGGTTTACCAAAGACGGCTGCACTATTACTGCGTCCGTAATGGCTTATGAATTCGCCTACGGAGGCGTACCTGAGGGTATGTGGGTACTTCACCGCTGTGATAATCCACCTTGCGTACGTCCGTCGCATTTGTTCTTTGGTACGGCTCGTGACAACTCAAGGGATATGATTAGTAAAGGTAGAGGTCGAAGCTTACAGGGAGAGCTCAACGGCGGGGGCGCAAAGATGACAAGTCAGAAAGTTATCACCATGCGGGCACAATACGCAACGGGTAGATTTACGTTTGTACACCTTGGACGACTTTACGGGATTAGCGAGATCACCGCTGCGCGTATTTGTAAACGTCAGAACTGGAAGCATGTTACGTGACAAGGCGGCGAATATCGTGGTAGCCGGACCATGTGGCTCGAAAACCGTGTTAGTCAATGTCCAGTAAGGAGATTCTCCTATGCGCATCATCGGACTGGTACTGATCCTGCTGCTTAGCTTCAGCGTAGCAGACGCCAAGCGCCACAAACGCCGGCGGCAACATCCACCGGAACCGTTCAGTGCTGAGTGGTTGCAGTTGTACGAGTGCTGGGTCAAGGGCACGATCTGCCCACCGCCAACAATTCCACGATGCAGCGGGCCGGGAGTACCGATTCCTCCACTGCCGGGAGAAGAGTCGCGGCGTCCTGCAAATATAACGTGCAGGCCGTGAATTTGCGGGTTGATAATGTTGCGGCTTACGTGTAGCCAGCCCCCGCGTTCAACAATTCGCAAGACTTTTGGCGGTGGTTAAGATAGACTGCAAGATGGAGGACCACTTTATGAATAGTCAGACAGGCGACATCTTCAGGGTCTTTGACGAGAAGACGATGGAGGCTAATTTTGGTAAGCCGATTACACTTCAGGAGCAAATGACGCTGGGCGCGTTGCCTGACACTCAAGAACGACTACGCCGCTATAAGCAAGACCACGCTGATGACCGATGCGGTAAGTGTGCGCTGAAATTGCGCGACCATTCACTGCGCGAGTGGCAGCACTGCGAGGCGGTGATGAGCCACGACAAGCTAGTGGCGCAGATGAAGGAGGGCGTATGACACCCGTTCGACTTGCCCGGCGACAACTGGCCACGCTGATGATGGTGGCGCTGGTTATTTACCTTGGCTCCGGATTCGCCTGCTCATCATCCGATGTCAGCAAGGTGAAGAAGAAGGTTGCTGATGCAGCGGCGATACTGAACACGGGAGCGAAGTCGAATCGCTCCTTGTACCAGAGCGGCCTGTATGGTGCGGTCGGCAGCCCTGAGGCCATCGGCAAGCGACAAAAGGTGGCCACGGTGGTGCATCAAGCAAACGAATACCTGTCACTTGCCGTTGAGCGTGCTGCAAACCTGCAAGCCAGTGACCTGGAAGTCGGCAAAGGTGATATCGTTAAACTGTTGCAACAGGCGACCAGCGTGTTGAACTCCCTCAACATCGACAACGAAAACATTCGACTGGTCCTGCAATCAGCGGTGACGGCAATCAACGCAGCGGTGACCCTAACGCTGGCAATCAAAGGAGCGTGAAGCAATGGCAGCAACACTGGTAGGTATCATCGGCGCGATTAACACGCTTACGCCGCTCGCCACGCAACTCATCAACCAACTACGCCAGTCGGGTGAGACTGATGAACAAGTGATCGCGCGAGCGCGGGCGCTAGTGCAGGAGACGAGGCAGATCACCGCCGAGGATATGAGCGACAATCCGTGAGGAGCAATGTGCATGGCCCTGACTTTTAAGTTCGACGACGCGCAACTGGAGCGGCTGGTGACGGCGCTCAACAACCTGTCAACCAATATCGGCAAGTGGCAAGGCGAGGAAGCACAGGCTGTCACCACTGGGTTTAGCAATCTTGTAAGCGCCCTTGGCGGCACCGATGAGGAACAGCTCCAGCAACTCGTCAACGACCTCGCAACCTCTTTGAATCTCTCCACCGACCAAGTGGAGGCGGCTATTAAACAATCTCAACAGAAGAAAGGTACATAACAATGGCAGTAGATCTCAGTGGACTTCAGGCGGCAGTAGCCCGCAATAACACGGTTGACACTTCGGCGTCAGAGTTGATTCGCGGCATTGCGCAGCGTATCAGCGACGCGATTGCAGCGGATGACATCAGCGATGCGACCAACATCAACGCGCTGGTGACGGAGCTGAATGCGTCCAGTGACTCTCTAGCAGCGGCGGTGAGTGAGAACACGCCTGCTGCGCCAACCCCGTAACCACTTTCCCCGCCCTTCTCGCTGGCGTGCCGCGTGTACCGGAGAACTCAAGCACTCGACGAAACAGGCACAGTGAGAGAGCGGTGAGAAACGGTGCAGTGCTCGTGAGGCGCAGGACAGAGGAATTGAGGCTCGCTGTTCTGTGAGGCGGGCGCTACACCGTCAATAATCACGGCGATGGTAGGCACTAGCCCGACTTGATTGGAGACACAGTGTTTGGCACCACTCGACGACGACAAAGACATTCGGCCCCGGCCCGATCCAACGGTACTGACCACTGCGCAGCTGGACCGGGAGATTGCCCATCTCAAGGCGCTGATGAACAAGGACCGGGAGAATCAGCAACAGGCGCTGGAAGTGGCGTTGAAGCAGATGGAGCGGCGGCTGGAGGATTTGAATGAACTACGCAAGGCGGTGGAGGCTGACCGCTCGCAGTTTGTCCGAGCCGATGTCTATCATCCGGCACACGAGGAACTGCGACGCCAGCGCGTCACCGACAGCGAGCGGATGGTGGCAATGTCGTCGGACATCAAGACCAACAGCAACGACCTTGCTGAGCTGAAATCATCAATGATGTGGCTGTCGCGGCTGGTGGTCGGCGCGTTGATTTCAGCGATTATTCTGTACGCGTTCCAGAAGCTGACAGGACGATGACAGACAGCGAGAAAGCTGAAGCCGCAGTCAGGGTCTACGAGTTGGATGACAGTGTAGCTAAGGCGCTTGTGGTTGATATAGTAACCTTGCTCCGCAACGAGCGTCAGGAAGTACTGGCCTTAATCAAGGCGGCGGTTGAATCACAGAGCAGCTAGCATCCCTCGACACTCCCCCGTAACAAAGGGGGGTGTATGGTGGCGAGGACAAGCAGGATAGACCTTTACTGGAGGATAGTGATGGCAGACAAACGAGAACAGGGTAAGCCACAGGACAAGCCGCAGCCGTCGGACAGACCGACACCACAGCCGCCGCAACCAGAACCTAAGCCAGTGCCGCAACCGGAGCCGCAGGGCGACACACCAGGGCCGGGAAAGGGACCGTAGATGCTTGACGGGGACATCCCAACTGCCTACGTGGCCTTTCAGACGAAGTCGCTGGACGACGATCCGAACATCCCGCGTTTGGTGAAATGGCTACTGAGACGAATCTATCATCGCTATGGCTGGACGGCAATGGATCACGACGGAAAGAGCTACTGCAAGTGGTCGTTCTTAGGGATATTCGATACCGCTACGGAAGCTCGTTGGGCCGCGATGGTGCCCGGTGGTTCGTGGATGGAGTTGCCGCTAAACGAATCACTGCCTGAAGAAACCAGCCAGTTTCGTGCTCACGACTTTCCCCGTTCATCCGCGTCTCACGAATACCGCAACCGCAAGCTGGCGTTCACTGCTGTTCCTACCTCTGAGCTTGAACGCATACACGAAGCCACCCGTCACTCCGATGGATTAGTCGAATACTATCGTACCAAGTCAGCATGATCACCCCATGCAAATTCCCCCGTCATCATCCTCTGGCGCAGTCGAGCAGACTATTCTGGAGCTTGCAAAAGTTATTGCATCCGGCATTCTTGGCTCATTCCTGACATGGCTCAACCTTCGCAAGAAACTCAGACCAGAGATTCAGCAGATTGAGGCTTCAACCGCGAAGACCTATGCCGAGGCGCGGCACCTGAACGGCGAGACGCTAAAGGATGCGTATGACAGAATCGAGGAGTTATACGTCATCGCTGACAGCCAGCGCACGACCATTGCCCGACTGCAGCGTGAGAACGATCGCAAGGGTTTGAACGAGGAGTTTCTGGAGGAGGAGTTGCAGTGGTTGAACTCGGTGCTGAAAGCAGCGAATGTCAAACTGGAGAACTATGGCCACATGCGACAGCGAGTGAGGCCGACGCCGCCGACTGAGCCTGACCAGCCTTGAACAACACAAGAGACGCCCAACGCCTCCCAGCGCGAGCGTCACTGGTGCTTCTTTCCACTCACCTCCTTCCTGTTAGTAGGTTAAGTTCGGACATCCGTGTAAGAGTACACACCCGTTGTACGTATCTCTCGCCACACCGTTGCAGTAACTTTCCGGATAACCAAGATCGCGGCAATCATGATATGCCGCACCTTCTTCCTGTCTACATGTTTGGTCAACCGTCCCGCCCGAACCACAGTCGGCGCAGTAGGCGGTTTGTGTCAGCGCCTCGGTACTGAACACCAGAATCACCAGCAATCCCAGTGTGAACAGCGCGTTTCGTACAGTTCGCATTGATTGTTCTCCTTTCCGTAAACGGCGGTATTAGTAGTTAGTCGGCAAGTTACAATTCCCGCCGTAGTTGCAAAACACGGCGTTGCAACTGTTGAGAGTGCTGTTGTATTGAGCGTTACACTGAGAAGTAGTACCGCCGTTGCTATAGCACTGCATCATCACGGCCCATGCGTCGTTAGTGCAGCTCTCGGCACATTGTCGGCAAAAAGTCTTTTCCTCCTCCCCGGCACTTGACCTCGACGGTCCCAACCCTATCGCCAGCAGTATCACCAGAACGATGAATAGCCATCTCCTCGTAGGTATTACGTTTCTCATTTTTACTAGTCTCCTTCGTTTGAGGTTGAGTAACGGTGCGAGGTGTTTTGGGTGTTGACGTTCGTTCAGACTTTTCGTTGTACCAGTGCGGGAGTCAAACAGCTCCAGCAAACTTCATCGTACTCCTTGCAGCGGTTGCGACAGACACGACGACGATGACAGGTGAGACAGATGTGTATATGCGGTTTGTTGCGTTTCATCTAACCTCCACTGGACTGCATCGCCTCCCTATCCTGAACCTTGGGCATAACTTCCTGTAACTTTCGCTGTAATACCGAGATTGTAAGCATCAACTCCTGTCGCTCACTTGCTTGCAGATAAGTAAACGTGGAGGTGAAAGGATCGAACACTGCCAGATTCAGGTAGAATCCCAACAGGTACTCGTACTCAGTCTTTGCTGGTTCCATGATTGTCTCCAACACGAGGATTCTTTACACCCAGTCGCTTGCGCATGTAGTCGCGCATGTAGTCTCGATGACGTTCAAGATGCATCTCGCACAGCCGTGATGACCACGATGCGCGTTGACGTGGGCAGAAGACGCAAAGGTTCTGACTGAGATGTGACTGGCGATAATTCTGTACCGATTGCCTCATCCCACCCGCCACCCATACCGCCGCTGCGGCTCCTTAAACCTGTTGGCCCACACCGCCAGCACCCACCAGTCCACCGTGCCACAGCAGCGCCAGTGCGACTACTACCAACACCTGTTCGCCGGTGCTCATTGCTGCGTGCAGCCGGGACACCTAATCATCGTCCCATCCAACAGCGGCAACCACCCTTGCTCGCACTGGAACTCACACAGCAGCAGGCCGAACAGGCGCTCCTCCTCGCACTCGGCAGGCATGGTGTCGGCCCAGTCGAATGGTTCAGGCCATGGGTCAACTAACGTCGTCAGCTCCATCGGGTTGCTCCTGTGGAAAGTTTAAACACGCGAATTCTCCGTGGTACTTGCGTGCAGCGTCGTCGTACGCTAAAGCCGCGTCTCTAGCTGTTCGGTAACACCCTAAATACAAACGATCGTGGTCAGCCCTAATACGCG